GGCCGCATGGTGCCGTGGTGTCGCCCGCGCCGCTCTCGCCGATGAGCCGAGCGACCGAGGATCTTGACATCAGGGCAAGGGCTCGGCTAAGCACCGCATCGGATCGCGCCGCCCGCAGGCCGGTCTTCTCGGGGAGCCCCTCGCCGGCAGCGTCGGCGAGGGGCTTTTTCGATTCAGGCTTCGACCAGGGCCGGTTCGAACGTCGGATGCTTTGTCGACATATGGCGGCGCAGGTTCTCGAACGAGCGGTTGCAGCAGGGGCAAACGCCGGCCGCGGTCCGCTTGCGCAGGCGGACTGCATAGCCCTTGTAGCCGTCGGCGCGATGCCGTTCATGTTCGACTTCGTCGCGAACCTCGGCGACTCGCTGCTCCGCACGCTGGCGGGCACGACGTTCAGTTTCGAGCTGCTCCTTCAGCACCTGCGCCTCACTCTTTCCGAGATAATGTTGGGAGTGGCCGGCAGGACAATAAAAAGATCGCTCACGCTCGGTCTTGCCTTTATAGAGTTCCGCCTGAAAATCAGCCGTCATGGCGAACAACATCCCACAATTGCAGCATGTTTCCGTCACCAGCTTTTGTGAGACTGTGATCGTCAGCCCGCGTGTTGATGCTTCAGCCATTTTCCTTCTCCCGTACGAAAGCGTTGACCAGCGCTTCGCCGTCCCGGATGCGCTTCGCCTTGAACCCGAGGCCGGCCAGCACCCGCGCCATCTTCTGCTGGCGCCTGAGGTCTATCGCATGGACCGGCAGGCCGATCGCGCCGGTCAGCGCGTCGCCGGTCGTAACCCACGGCCACTCGACCGGCGGCCCGCGGACCTGGTCTTCCTCGAGCCAGCGCTGGACATAAGGCGCCCATGCGTCCGATATCTTGAAATCCTTGTGCTGACTTGTCGCGAGGCGCTCTGCATCCTGCCAGTCGACGCCGTCGAGCGTGAACAGCACCGCGCCTTCGGCCCAGAGCTGGTCGCGATTGGCGACGATCCAGTCGACGTCGATGGCGCCGCAGAGGCCCGGCAGCCAGCGCCTTTCGCCGGTCGGATCGGCAAGGAACTCGACTTCGTTCGACGAGGCGATGAAGACGTTGCGCCGCGCGAAACGCGTCGCGAATTCCCGCCATTTCGGGATCCACTCCTCATGCGTGCGCGTGATCCACGCCTTGATCTCCTCGATCGCGACGCTGTTGAGCCCGCGCAGCTCCTCGAGCTCGGCGATCAGCTTGCCGCGCAGCTTGCGGCTGGTATCGTCGTCATGCGCGCTCAATTTGACCGAGAGGTAGAAATCCGGATCCGGCGCCATCGCCTTGATCGCCGTGGTCTTGCGGATACCCTGCTCGCCGATCAGCGCCACCGCCATGTCGGCCTGGCAGCCGGGCGCGAGCACGCGGCCCGCAAGCGCGGTCCATACGTAGCGCCCGACGGCACGCGAATAGGGATTGTCGGCCCAGTCCCAGGCGCGGATCGCGAAATCGTCGAGCCGCTGGACGCCGTCCCAGCGCAATCGGTCGAGCCACGATTTCGCGCTGTCGATCGCCTGGTCCTCGGCGACGGTGAGGATGGCGAGGCGCAGCATCTCGGCACCGAACGGCTTGAACCCGCGTTGCTCAAGCGCCTGTCGCACGCGGGCATAGTCGCTGTCCCTGAACGGCCGCCACTGCGCCTCGCCGCGGTCCTCTCTCGCCGGCGCCCACACGATCTCGTCGCGGAACATGTCGAGCGCGAGGTGGCGCTCGATCATCACCGGCGCCGCCAGCGCGGTGACGAGATTGTCCATCGTCGGCAGGATGCCGTTCTTGTCGCGCTTCAGTCGGGGCCGACGCTCTTCGATGATCTGAAGCTGCTGAATCGATTGGCCGACTGCTTCGCCAGTCGCTCCGTCAGCGCGGCCCACCCCGGAGGACTTACTTTTGGTCCGATCGTATACGCACGCTTCATTTGCTGGTACAATGTCAAATTGTCCAGCGACGAATCCGCAGGCGTTGAGGAATTCAGCCTGGTCTCGTCCGGTGCAGTGGGCGTGGAGACAGACGAAGTTTCCCTCGGCATAGCCTCCGGTCCCGGCCGGGAAATAGGCGCAGGAGGTGACTCCCGACTCGGCGCTGTGCTCGTCCGCGAACGGGCACGCGATGAAGACCTGTCCTTCTTGTCCGACATCGTAAATCTCCCAATTGTCGACGAGCCATTCGGCGACGTCGTCCTGCAGATGCAGTGGTTTGGCGCCGTTGAGGTCGCGCCGGCTGCGCGCGACTCTGATCGGGCCGGTCGCGATGGCCTTGAGCACGTCGAGCAAAGCCGCGAAGTCGTCGGCGTCGAGGACTGGTATCTCCTCGCCCAGCCATTCGTAGCGCTCGCCTTTCGGATGCCGCCCCTCGGCGATGAACTGCTGACCGTCCGCGAGTATCTCAATCATGCCCCCTTCGACGGGGAGCACATGCTTGGCAAGGGGCCCGTCGATAAACCAGAACGGGATCAGACACTTGCCGCTGGTCTTGCGAGCGCGCACCATAGGCGTTTCGCCGAGAAAGGCCCGCATAGCAAGCATCGCTGCTTTCGAGTGCTTCGAGTCTTCGACGTCCACGTCGATCGCTCGCAGCCGGCGGGTCTGGACGCAGATGCCGAAGTCCGGCTCCTTCGCCCAGCGCTCGATCTCCGCGGCGCTGGTCCGGTGCCGCGTCCACTCGGCGATGCCGACGGCGTGGCGATCCTGGTTGTAGCGACTCGGCGTCTTGCCGAGAGCCTTGAGGGTGGAGCGAGGCGAGACGGTTGCGTTCGGATTCGACACGACCGGCAGCAGGTCGGCGGTCAAGCCGAGAGCCTGGTAGCGAGCCCATGCCGCCGGATCGGCGCCGTATCTCACGGCGTGTCGTCCAGCAGTACATGTCCGACGACGCGCTGCACGGCGCGGTTATAATAGTCGAGATCTTTTTCGATGCAGAGCCAGCGCCGGCCGGCATTCTCGGCCGCGACGGCGGTCGTGCCACTGCCTGCGAAGGGATCGAGAACGACACCCTCCTCAGGACAGGATGTGCGCAACAATATCTCGATCAGCTCACTCGGCTTTTGAGTTGGATGAATGGCTGTACCATGGCAGGAGTGCATATAGATGACCGAACGCATGATGCGGGGTCCACCATCCCGGGAAACATAAGAGCTGGCTTCTATGTGTCCGGTGTGCGGTGGACGTTTCTTTCGTCGCACAGCACGCGCGGTTGCATCCATTGTCTTTTGAACATCGTTATATGTATCGGCCCAAGGTGTTTTCTTCGGAACGAACTGCACCGCCAATTCATGGACTCGCTTGAAGCGATCAGCATGGAAGCTGGAGCCATTGTGCTTTTCCCAGACGATTTCCTGAGCATAGCGCCAGCCTGCGACGGAAAGGGATTCCCACATCGCGCCGAAGGATCGAAGCGAACCAAACATCCACATAGAGCCGGTTCGCTTCAAGACGCGAAGGCATTCTCGCTCCCATTCGTGAAGCATCTTGTCCCACTGAAGGGAGGTGTCGCCATAGGGAGGGTCGGCCAGCACCATGTCGACGCTGCCGTCGGGCATGTCCCGCATATGGTCGAAACAATCTCCGAGCAGAAACTGCCCGCGGCCGATTCGCATCGTTCAAATCCCGCTTCTCGAGAAGGTGTCAGTCGGAGAGCAGGTGATCCTGCACGGCCGAGTCCATCGCCGCCCGGATGTCGGGCCGGACGAGCTCGCGAAGCGGGATGTCGTGGCGGCCGGCCGCGTCGCGCGCCCGGTCGAGCGGGAAGTAGCCGTTGCGCTCGAAGCCGTAGATCGCCTCGCGGCTGATCCCCCACCGCTCGGCCAGGGCCTGCACCGAGCCCTCCTTCTCGATGACCTGCTTGACCGGGTTGCTGATCTTCGCCATGCGCGTCTCCTCGTCTCGACGATTGGGGGTCTGGTGTATCGATGAAGTCGGGGGTTGGCAAGAGGGCCCTTGACGTGTGAAGCGGATGCTTTACAGTGGTTGCGAATCGAGGAGATCGAACATGACGGATGAAAGAGCGCAAGCAAAGGCCGCAGCCAAAATCGGCGAGCTGGTCAACCGCATCCTCGCGCTCGCCCCGGAAGCCGGGATATCCATCGGAATCAAGATCGAGCCAGCCAGGAAGGGCAAGCAGCGGTGAAACCCATTCGCTCCTATCGAAATTTCCTGGACGCCATCGGCCGCAAGCCGCCGGGACGAGTGCATACGCTCAAGGCGCCCGGTTCGATCGAGATATGCTGGCGCCGCGGGCACGGCTATGTCGCGCATCGCCACGTCGAGCCGACGCGGCCGGCATTGCCTCGTGAAGGCAGGCGCTTCGACGACTGGCGCCGCCGGCGCGACGGTCAGAGATTATTGGAGGATTGAATGACCATCGAGTATAGCAGCGGAGCACCTTGGACTCTCACGGAAGAGGAGAAGCTGCGCAAGCAATATCGCGAGCTGGTTGAGCAAATGGCCGGTCGCTCAGAAGCGGCTGTTTTTGCGAGATTGGATCGACTGCGGCGATTCCAGTGTCATTTCGGTTGGCCGAACCGGTCGCTTTTTCCAGTGGAAGGAGTCGATTGAGTGACCATCGAGCGCCAGTACGGCAAGATCATCTTCATCTGCGACTCTGGCACCTCGCCGCGCTGCGACGAGCAGATCGAGACCGGCGAGTCGGAGTTCGCTGATGCGCTGCGAAAAGCGCGACGCGAAGGCTGGGGCGTCACCAAGGTCGCGGGCGAGTGGATGCATTATTGCTTTAAATGTGAAAGGCCGACATGACCATCGGTTCCCATCAACGCAGTGTCGGCGAGTCGCAGGTGTACATTACCCCGTATCACTTCATCCGGATCCTCGGGCCGTTCGATCTCGATCCCTGCGCCGCCGATCCGCGACCGTGGGATTGCGGCGCGCTCAACCATACCGAAGCGGACGACGGCTTGTCGAAGTCGTGGCACGGCATGGTCTGGCTCAATCCGCCGTTCGACCGATACCAGGTCGGAAAGTGGATCGCGAAGCTCGCCGGGCACGGCAACGGCCTCGCGCTGCTCCATGCGCGTACCGAAGCCGCCTGGTTCGAGCCGATCTGGGATCGCGCCTCGGCGCTGTTTTTCCTGGCCGACCGAATCAAATTCTGCCGGCCGGACGGAAGCGAGCAGCCCGCGAACAGCGGCGCGCCGGTCGTGCTGGCTGCGTTCGGAAGCGAAATGATGTGGCGGCTTCGTGTGCAGAGCGAACTTTCAGGATTTTTCGTCGATCGCTGGTATCGGCGTTGACACCAACCAATCGCTTTGTTAAGCAGGCAGAAACGAGACGAGAAGGCGGGAAAAATGACCAAGCTGAGCGCAAAGATTCGGGAGCAGTGTGCTGCTGATATTAGAAAGCGCAACCCACGCATGTCCCGCGGTGAAAGCGAATGGGAGGCTGAAAAGGAGATAAAGCGTTTTTCAGTTCATGAGCTGATCGAAGCCATCAGCTCGGCGCTCGACGAATGACCAAGATTCCGAAAATGCAGAAAGGCGACTGGATCGTCTTCGCGAACGGGCTGGGTGTCTACACCTACAGCCAAGTGACGCGAACTCCGCGCAAGCCGAGATCGACAAGAGCGCCGATCGCGACGGTCGACACGATCGACGGCAGCGTCTACCAGCGATTGGTGCGCGATTCGACCGTATCCAGCAAATGCGCGAAATTGATTTGCGACGAACTCAATATGGAAGGAGAATGAGCGTGACTCTCGAATCAGCGATCCAGAATTTGGCTGACGCCATCAACCGCGGCGCGTCTGTGCTGGAAGCGGCCGTCGCCGCCGACAAGAGCGGAGGCGCGGGCGGCGCGCCCGACACGGACCCTCCGGCGCCCAGGCGCGGCCGGCCGAGGAAGGTGGACGCTTCCCCGGATGCGGCTGCCCCCGGAGCGAGCTCCAGCGCCGATACGGATGCGCCTGCCCCCGCTTCCACCAGCGCTGCCGACGCGGCTGCACCAGCGGCGCCTGCGGCCATTGATGCCGGCACCGGCAAGCCGGTCGAGCTGCCCGCCGCGGGCGCGATCGATCGCAAGGCGGTGAAGCAGAAGGCTGGCAGGCTGCTCGCACTGCCCGACGGCAACGACAAGCTGACCGAGCTGCTGCGCAGGCACAGCGGCGTCGCCGAGGGCGAGGTCAAGTTCGGCATGGTGCCGGACGAAGCGCTTTCTGCGTTCGAGGCCGACATCGACTCGGCGCTGGCGCTGGCGGACTGAAATCCCGCGCCGTGCGTGGGTGAAGGGAAAGGGGCCTTGTTGTGGGGACACATGGCTTAAATAAGCGATCCCAAATCGTTGCCCTTTCCTGCATTTTCGAAGGAACCCGAGGAATGACCACGATCATCGACGACAAGGCTCACGCCGTCCTCGGACCGTCCGGCTGGGATCGCTGGTCGATCTGTCCCGGCAGCGTCGTGCTCGAGGAGGGCCGCCCCAATCCGACGTCGGTCTATGCCGCCTACGGCACCGTGGCGCACGAGATCGGCGCGCAGTGCTTAATCGACGACGTCGATGCCGAGGAGTTCGTCGGGCGGACCTTCACCGTCGGCGAAGAGAAGCACCTGATCGCGGTCGACATGGAAATGGCCGACGCGGTCAACGACTATGTCGCGCAGGTCCGGCTGTTCGTGCCGGACAACGAGATCAGGATGATCGAGCAGGAGGTGCCGATCGGCCACCTGACCGGAGAGACCGGCGCCACGGGCACCGCCGACGTCGTCGGGATCGTGAACGGCGGCACGCGCCTCGTCGTGATCGACGCGAAATACGGCAAGGGCGTGCAGGTGTTCGCATCGAGCGAAGAGTCATATGCGCCTGTTCAAGGTCGTCCAGGTCTTCGCTTTCAGATCAACGGCCAGCTCGGCATGTACGCGCTCGGCGCGCTGGAGCGGTTCGGCATGGTCTACGACGAGATCGTCGAGGTCGAGCTGGTCGTGATCCAGCCGAGGCTCGACCATGTCGACTCGGTCGTGGTTTCAGTCGAGTATCTGCGTGAGTTCGGCGAAGAGGTGCGCCTGGCGGCCGGTCAGGTGGCGCTGGCGCGACAATTCGAGCCTTCTGAATTGATGCAGCCGCCGCTTCGGTTGACGCCGGGCTCGCTCAATTATGCCAGCTATCTTTACCCTTCCGAAAAAGCGTGCAAATTCTGCCGCGCCAAGGCGATCTGCCCGGCGCTGCAAGCCGAGGTCGAAGGGTCGATGGCCTTGCTCTCCGGTCCCGTCGGCGCCAGCGGGTTCGAGGATCTGACGCTGCCGAAGAAAGCGGCGGCGCTGGTTCCGCCGAAAGACGTCGACAATGCGAAGCTCGCCGAAGCATTTCGCGCGATTCCTTTGATCGAGGAATGGGTCAGCGCGATCGGCGCCGAGGTCGACCGGCGGCTGCACGACGGCCAGAAGATTCCCGGCCTTTATCTCGGTGTCGGCAAGGCCGGCCGCCGGGCCTGGGCCGATCCAGCAGCGGCGGAAGCCGAGCTCAGGAAGCGCTACAAGGTCGATGAGATGTACGAGAAGACCCTGATCTCGCCGACCAGGGCCGAGAAGCTGGTCAAGGACCGCCCGAAGATATGGGCGAAGATCGTCCAGACAGCGGGCATCGTTCAGCCCGAGGGCAAGGCCAAGGTTTGCCGCGAAGGCGCGGACAAGAACCCGCCTTATGCCTTGCCGTCGGCGGATAGTTTTTCCGATCTAACCGTGTCGAGCGGACTTCTCGACGATTAGGTGAAGGAAGAGCCCGATGAGAGTGATGTTGACCGATAGTCAGAGCGATCCCGTACGCCTCGCGTTCGTGCACGTGTTCAGGAAGCGGGAAGGGATGCTGAATGCCGACGGCTCGAAGTCGCCGGACAAATATGAGGTCAATCCGGTTTTTCGACCCGACGGCGCCAACGCCGCGAAGGTGCGCGCTGCGATCGAAGCGGTCGCCAAGGAGCGTTACGGCGTCAAGCCGGTCAAGACCAGCGATGCGCGCGGCAACACGACCGGCGAGAAGCCGGCCTGGCAGGCCGAGCTCGACGGATTCGCCGAGGATCAGTCCGGTCTTCGGATCGGTAACAAGAAGACAACCCGCAGCGGCACCATCTACGACGGCTTCGAAGGCATGGTCTACGTGGCGGCGCGTAACGAGACTCGGCCGACCGTGGTCGACTGCGACAAGACGCCGCTGGTCGTCGACGATGGTCGGCCGTACGCAGGCTGCTACGGCAATGTCGAGATCGACGTCTGGGCGCTGAACAAGACGAATGTGAAGCGGCGTATTTGCACCGATCTCCTCGGCGTGCAGTTCAGCCGCGACGGCGATGCATTCAGCGCGGCCGAGCCACCGAGCGATCCGAACAGCTTTCCCGATCTCTCGGCCGAACCCGAGGATGCGGGGATGCTTGCCGACTGACCTCCCCAGCCTGACCGAGGGCTTCGGCCCTCGGTCTTTTGTGGGGTGCTGGCAAGCCACTAGGTTAGGGCAGGTATCTTGAACTGCTGGTGCTTTGATCCGACAACGCCGGGGAGCATCTAGTTGGCCGATAGTGACGGGTGTGCGGGTTCGATCCCTTCACGCGCTTGTCCAGCATCCCACCAAGGACCGAGGAGGATCGGCGATCATGGTCGTGCGCGATGAGAAGGGCGAGAACCCGACGATAATATGCGACGGGCCTGGCTGCAACGTGAAGCAGCCGTCCGGCGCGGAAATCCTGAAAGGCGGCGGGCTCAATCGCATGGGCTGGGAATGTCACGGCGGGACGCATCTGTGTCCGGCGCACGTGCAGCGGGAGGATTCGAAATGATCGACGACGGAAATCGTGCAGTGGGCGGTGTGGCAGGCAAAGATGGATGCACAGCATCGATTATCGTAATCGAAGGCCCCGCCGATCTTCGAGTCGTAATAGGCGCCAGCAGCGCTGATATTTCAACCGGCCGAGCGCGAGGCTTGGCGCGCGACCTTTACAGGCTCTCGCGTCGAATCGAACGGCGTCGCAATGCCTGATCCGATCATCGGTTATTGGGACACGGAAACCTACTGCGAAACTCCGCTTCGCAACGGCACTGCTGCTTATGCCGAAGACGCTGAGATTATGCTTCACCAATGGGCGATCGGCGACGGGCCGGTCGAGGTGTGGGACGCGACCGACGGCGGCGATGCGCCCGACGAGCTGGTCTGGATGTTCCAGCATGCCGACATCATCGTCATTCAGAACAGTTTCTTCGACCGCACTGTCGCGCGCCACGCCGGGATCCGGATCAATGGCCGCAGGGTGCCGCTGATCATCCTGCCCGAGCGCATCCATGACACGATGGTCCAAGCATTGAGCCACGGCCTGCCGGGCGGTCTCGACAGGCTTTGCGAGATTTTCAAGCTGCCGGTCGACAAGGCTAAGGATAAGAGGGGAAAGCAGCTCGTCCAGCTCTTCTGCAAACCGCGCCCGGCCAATTCGAAGATCAGGCGCGCGACCAAGCACACGCATCCGGTCGAGTGGGAGATTTTCGTCGAGGAATATGCGCCGTCGGACGTTGTCTCGATGCGCGAAATCTATAAAAAGCTGCCGCGCTGGAACTATCCGGCGCCGCGCGAACATGCGCTCTGGTGCCTTGATCAGAAGGCCAACGATCGCGGCGTCAAGGTCGATCTCGACCTGGCGCGCGCGGCGATCGACACGGTGAACGTCACGAAGAAGGGCATGGACAAGCGCACCGCCGAGCTGACCGGCGAGGCGCTGCGCTCGACGACCCAGCGCGACAAGCTGCTCAAATATGTGCTCGAGCAGCATGATGTCGAACTGCCCGACATGCAGGCGACGACGCTCGAGCGCCGGATCGAGGATCCGCAGCTCCCGTGGATGGTGAAAGAGCTGCTGGCGATGCGCTTGCAGACCTCGACGACGTCGAACAGCAAGTACAACAAGCTGTTGAAAGCGGTGTCTAGCGACGGCCGGTTACGCGGGATGCTGCAATTTTCCGGTGCTGCGCGTACCAAGCGCTGGGCCGGTCGTGTCGTCCAGCTCCAGAACCTGCCGCGGCCGGACATGGAGGCATGGGATATCGAGATCGGCATCGAGGCGATGAAGGCGCGCGGCGCGCATCTGCTCTACGACAATCCGATCAAGCTCGCCTCGAACGCGCTGCGCGGGTTCATCGTCGCCGATAAGGGGAAGAAGCTGGTCGTCAGCGACCTTCAGGGAATCGAGGCGAGGGTGATCGCCTGGCTCGCTGGTGAAGAGTGGAAGCTGCAATCGTTTCGCGACTATGATGCGGGCATCGGAGAGGACGTGCATCGACAGACTGCTGCCAGAATGCTGCACAAGCGGCCCGATCAAGTCAGTGACGCCGAACGACAATCGCACGGGAAGCACCCCGAATATGCCTGTTCCTACGGTGGATCGAAAGCCGCGCTGTTCGCGGTCGCCTTGCTGTTCAACTACATTATCGATGAAGACGAGGCGATGGATCTGGTCAGGCTGTGGCGCTCGATCCATCCGAAGATCGCCGATTGGGACACCGGCTTCTGGAAGCAGCTCGACGACGCCGCGCGGCAGGCGATCATGGCGCCAGAGCGGACGTTCTCGGCGGGTGAGCATATCCGGTTCGAGCGCTGGCGCGAGTGGCTCAAGATGGAGCTGCCGTCTGGCGGCTTCCTTAGCTATGCGGCGCCGGCCATCGTCGAAGACCCGCGACGCCCCGGCAGTCGCTCCGTCTCGTTCATGGGGATCAACAACTACACGAAGCGCTGGGAGCGCATATACACGTTCGGCGGGAAGCTCGCCGCCGACGCGACGCAATCGACGGCCCGCGAGATCATGGCCGAGGCGTGGCCGAAGATCGAGGAAGCAGGCTACCGGCCGCTGCTCACCGTCCACGACGAGTTCATCACCGAACCGCCCGACGATCCCGTTTATTCGGTCGAAGGTCTGAACGCCCTGCTCGCGGCGAATCCGCCATGGGCTAAGGGCCTGCCGCTCGCGGCTGGTGGGTTCGAGAGTTATCGCTATCGCAAAGGAGAATGAAGATGGCTGTTCGCATAACGATTACAGGGCCTGTCGCTGTTGGTAAGACCACTGTAGGCAGGATCGTAGCAAAAGCACTCGAAGATGTTGGCTACGTTGTCGAACATTTTCAGTAACCTGCGCCGCATCGTCCTGTGGAAGGGCTGATGTCTGTGCAAATCGAAGAGAGCAATTCATTGCAAGCTCTTGTAAGAAGAGGGGAACGCGATGCGTGAATCCCAAGTCGAAGCCTATCTCGTCGAGCGCGTCGAAGCGACCGGCGGCTTCATTCGCAAGCTCGTCTATGTCGGCCGACGGTCATGCCCCGATCGGCTGGTCGGGTGGCCTCGCAATCCCGAGCGAAAGTATACGCAGCCCGCTCGACACGTCCTCGTCGAAACGAAGCGACCGAAGGGCAAGGCCCGCGCCGATCAGGAACGCGAGCACGAGCGGCTGCGCGCGATCGGCTTTCGAGTCGAGGTGCTCGACACGATCGAGAAGGTCGACGCTTTCATCGAGAGCATGACGTGATGAGTTCCAGCAGCGCCAAATTGCGGCGACGCGGGCCTCCACCCGGACTCGTACCGAACGACGTCATGCGCCAACAATTGCTGGCACGGATCGAGCGGACGACACCGACCGCAGGCGCCGCGAAGTTGCTGCACGATGCTTTGAGCAGGGAGGTGCGAAAGCCCTGATGGTCGAAGAGTGGCGCGCGGTTGTTGGCTGGGAGGGGCTTTATGAAGTCAGTGATCTCGGTCACGTGCGCTCTTTGGATCGCTGGATTGAATATACTGGATGTCGAGGAGGGTCTGGTCGTCGCTTTCTCACAGGGAAAATTCTTAAAGGTGGACTGGACAGTTACGGTTATCGTGAAGTTACACTAAGTAGGGGTTCTCGCGGTCAGAGAAATTATCTTGTGCATCATTTGGTACTAGGCGCATTTGGTCGCGAACGCCTTCCTTGTGAACAAGCAGATCATAAAAATGGTCGACGTGCAGACAATCGCTTATCAAATCTACGATGGGCCATTCCTCGGGATCAAGGAAGAAACAGACACCACATACGAAATCGAACCGGTTTTATTGGTGTGTCTGAAAATCCGAAAGGAGGACCGAACTCCTATTGGGCGGCAGCTCGCGACCGTAACGGAAAGAAAGTCTTTCTAGGAATGCACTCGACGGCTGAAGCCGCAGGCGCAGCGTATCGAGCCTATCGCGAAACGCAATATTCTCATGCCTAAGTTTTCACCAAGAACTTGGCAGCCTCCGATCATGCAGCATATCTCCGAGCATAATCGCTGCGCAGTATGGGCCGCGATGGGGATGGGAAAATCTGCCGCCGTGCTGCACGCGCTGCGCGGGATCGGGCTGCTGGAGCAGGCACCGGCGCTGATCGTCGCCCCGAAGCGCGTGGCACGTGACACATGGCCCGGCGAAGCCGGGAAATGGGACACGTTCGACGAAACGATCGTGCCGATCATGGGAAGCCAGACCCAGCGCTTCCAAGCGATGGGTCGGAAGTCGAATTTCTACTCGATCAATTACGAGCAAATCCCCTGGCTCGTCCAACATCACGGCCGCAACTGGCCGTACCGGACGATCGTCGCTGACGAGTCGACGCGGCTCAAGGGGATGCGTTCGCTGCAAGGGGGCAAGCGCACGCAGGCGCTCGCCAAGGTCGCCTGGCTGCCGCAGGTCGAGCGCTTCATCGAACTGACCGGTACGCCGGCGCCGAACGGGATGAAAGACCTGTGGGGGCAGCTCTGGTATCTCGACCACGGCGCACGGCTCGGGCGCACTTATTCAGCGTTCAGCCAACGCTGGTTCCAGCGCGCGTGGGACGGCTTCGGCATCGAGCCCTTGCCCTTCGCACAGGACCAGATCCAGGCGCTGATCGCCGACTTGTGCATCACCATCGACCCGCGCGACTACATCAAGATCGACCAGCCGATCGAAACCGACATCTTCGTCGACCTGCCCGACAAGGCACGCGACCTCTATCGTGAGATGGAGAAGAGGATGTTCATCGAGCTCAAGCACGATCTCGGCACGCACGAGGTCGAAGCGGTCAACGCGGCCGGCCGGACCAATAAATGTTTACAGCTCGCCAACGGCGCGGTGTACCACGATCGCGAGCGTAACTGGACCGAGGTGCACAACGCCAAGATCGAGGCGCTGGAGAGCATCGTCGAGGAGGCGAACGGCATGCCGGTCGTGGTCTGCTACCAGTTCGTCAGCGACTTCGAGCGGATCAGGAAGCATTTTCCCAAGGCGCTCGGCATCGACGAGATCGACATGGCCGGCTGGGGCAAGGGCCATTATCCGATGCTGGTCGTCCATCCCGCCAGCGCCGGCCATGGCATCGACGGTCTGCAATACGGCACCAACATATGGATCGACTTCTCCTCGGGCTGGAACCTCGAGCATGACGACCAGGCGATCGAGCGGATCGGTCCGATGCGCCAGTTCCAGGCCGGGCTCGAGCGGCCGGTCTACAGGTATCGGGTCATGGCTAGAGATACCGTGGATTCCCTTGTCGCTGAGCGGCGCTCGTCGAAGCGGTCGGTTCAAGCCATTCTACTTGAGAGCATGAAGCGGAGGAACCTATTATGAGTAGCAACACCATCGCGTCCGACGAGCTAGGCACGCTCATCGAGCGGGTCGAGCGCATCGAGACCGAGCAGAAGGAGCTGGCGACCGACAAGCGCGAGGTCTACCAGGAGGCCAAGGCCCGCGGCTTCGATCCTCGGCAGATGCGCGAAATCGTCAGGCTTCGAAAGCTGGATGCAGTTGTGCGCAGGGAGCGCGAGGCACTGCGCTCGACCTACAAGATCGCGATGGGATTGCTCGATGACTGACCTCGAACAGGCGATCCGCCGAATGCTCGCCGAGGAGCTGGTCGGCACCGCGATCAAGGCTCAGTGCGGCGCGACCTGCCCCGGTCTGGCGCGCAAGATCGAGTGCGGGTTCGACCACAACCCGCGCACGCTCGCCGCGGTCAACATCATCCGCAGGCTGCTGGAGGTGACGGACCGGGTACCTACTGCATCGGATGCGGCATGACGATCGACGGCACCGGCCCGCAGGCGGCGTCGGCGGCGAGCCGGGCACGACTCAGCAGGTCGGCCAGCTCCGGCCTGATGTCGTCATTCTCGATGTCGAACCGGGCGCGCAGATCGCGACGAACGGTGCGGACCAGCAGGCTGTCTTGCGTCCCGCGTTCGACACAGATTCTTTGTGAGGCCGCCTCGCCGGCGATGGCGAAGCTCGCGATCCGATCCTGAGGCGTGCAGGCCGCGGCGCCGAGCAGCGCGGCTGTGATGAACAGCTTTTTCATTTCCGGTCTCCTTGCTTTTCGGCTCGAATATATTCGGCCGCCGCTTCGCGAAATTCCTGCCAGCGCTTGGGCGCGTTGACGAAGCGGGCGGCCATGCCTTGCGCTACGGATTTGACGGTGATCTCGATCATTGAATGCCTCCTATACGCCGATACGGATTATGGCGCCAGTCACGAGACGGTCCCTGTGAAGGCTGCCGCAAGCGCGACGAAGCCGAAAATGGAGCCGAGAATGCCGACGATCATCCCGACATTCAGCCGGGTGTCGGTGCGACTCTCTTTGCCTCCTTGCCGCTCGGCCATGTTCCGGCTCAGCAACTCGATTGTCTCGGCCATCTTAGCCGCCAGCGGGTCGGAGACCGCGCTCTTGCCGCTGCCTTCGTAGCTCGTGCGCTCCAGCAAGGTGATCCGGTCGGCAAGCTGGCCGAACGATGCGGTCGCCTGTTGCTGGGATGCCGTCGCGGTCGTGGCGACGAGCGCCCGCAGCGTTTCAGCGGACTGCGAAACTTGTGTCGCAAGTACGTTCGCTGCCGCAGCGGCGCGTTCCGTAGCAATGCCGACAGCGGCTACATCGACGGCGCGGATTGCGTCGATGCGCTTGGTTTCCGCTCCGGCGATCTCGCGAGCGTGGTCGGCGCGAAGCTGCGCCACTTCCTTTATGTGGGCGTGTTTGACATTGCTCAAGTGCTCCGCCGCTGTTCTCAGATCGTCGAGGCGTCGTTCCGAGGCCCTGCGCAGATCGTCCTGCCGCAAGATGGCCGCATCGACCAGATCGATGACGTTCCTGGTAGGATCGACCACCGGATTGCCTTGAGCGTCAGTTCCGAGGCCGGTCTCAGAAGCCGGTTTGTCGGTCATTTTCCATTATCCCTTTTCGCTGCTTCGATTTCTCGCTCTGCCGAAACAATGAGTTGTGCATCCTGAGACGCCTTCCCCCGTCCCATCATATATCCTTCGATCTCACCGAGGCGCCGAAGAGCTTCGGTGAGATCGAAGCGACATTTCTCCTCGGCCGCTTCCAAAGATGCAACTCGATTCTCATAGCGAGCGAGCAGGGCGTCCGCCGCGCTGGCCGTGTCGCGCCGCGCTTCGTTCCGGCGAGCCATGATCGCCGGCCATTCTTTGAAAGTCCGCAGCGCGTAGATGAGCACCCACGCCCATAAAGGAGGCAGCGCCCAACCTAGGTAGGACCACAGCGCCGCGTCATCCATAGCCCCAACCGCCAGCGAATCGAAGGCTGGGCGGCGAATCACCCGGCGCAGGAAGACCCGCCTTGGCCGGGCGGGAGGCACGAGAGGATTGGAAAGCTTCGATGCCGGCCGCAATGAATTGCGCCAGCGCGATCGAGTAGAGCAGCCACCATCGCCGATGATCGGAGAGGGGTATCGCATAGCCGATCCATGCAGCCGGAAAAGCGAACAGAACGGCACGATCCCACAATGATAATTCGAGCAGAAATGCGCGAAGCTGATGCCACCGATCCTGATAGGGCCAGCAATCGAAAGCCGGAGGCTTTGCGTAGATTACTGCAATCACCGTCGCGTCCAGCATGACCATCACTATGATGGGAAATGCGAGGCCAGTAAAGAGCCATGTTCCCTGAACGACAAGATAGGAAGCCGTCAACGCGACGGCAGTCCAGTTTCTTACGCTCACACAAGGCAATCGCCACGATACGCGAAACGCGGCAGCCAACCCTATGAGCAGAAGCAGTATCTCGGCAAAGCTCACTCGTCGACCTTGGGCGGCGATGGTGGTGGGGACGGAGGCGCGGGAGGCGGAGGGCCGCCCGGCGGCGCATCGCGCGTCCCCGGCTTCGGCGGAACGCGCTCGACTTCGGGATGCTCTTTCTCGTCGCGATTGTGGTCGATCATGGTCTTTCTCCTTGCATGAATTGCTTGCCGAAAGCGAAGTTTTCCCTTAGTCTCGAACCCATGTTCACGCTGCGCCCAGCCCGATTCGAAGATGCCGAGATTCTCCACCAATGGCGGAACGATCCCGACACCCGCGCGATGTCGACCACTCCCGACGAAGTGCCTTGGGAGACGCATGTCGAATGGCTGACCGGCAAGCTCGCCGATCCCGACTGCCGGTTCCTGATCGCCGAGCAGGACGGCATGCCGACCGGGACCGTCCGGTTCGACGGCAAGCTCGCCAACTGGACCGTGGCGCCCGACTTTCGCGGGCAGGGCGTCGGCAAGGAAATGGTCCGCCTCGCCGTCGACGGCGAGAAGGAGATCGTCGCCCACATCCGCGCCGAGAACCAGGCGTCGCGCCGCATCGCCGAAGCCGCCGGGTTCGCGCTGCACGAAGGTGGCGAGATGGAAGTCTGGATCACTACCTAGCCTCCAACATCAGGTACGTCCCGCCGCCATGGACCGCGCGGTCGAGCCCGTCAACGGTCTCGCTCCGTACCGTGAACTTGACGAGATCGCCCTGGTTGACGGGCAGGAACGCCGGTCCCCATGAATGCGTCTCGCGCACGCCGAGCGAGGCGAGGCGCTGCGGCGTGAACGACGCGGCGCCGAAACCCGAGCCAGTGTCCTTATAGGCGCTGAGGTAGAATTTGTCCGTCGTGGCGGTCGCGGTGATACAGGCGAAGCAGGAGAATTGGAGGTGCCCGGTGAACGGCATCGTGTAGATGCCCGTGGCCGGATCGTAATAGTTGATGTCGTTCCAGCCGGTGCCGGTGATGTTGCCGATCAGCGGGCTCTCCACGTTGGTCCAGTCCTGAACGAGGATGCCCGCCGCGTAGAAGTCGGTACGATCCGGGATCGCACGGCGACCGAGCTGCATGAACTCGTTCAAGTTGGCCGGGTTGGTCAGCGCCGAGGTCGCGGGAGTGACGACGACCGAAAGCGTCATCGAGACCTGGACCGTCGAGTCGGCCGTCGCGTCGTCGTCCACGGTCAATTCGTACGGGCCGGTTCCGCTGACGCCGGTGATCGTCACCACGCCCGGGAAATTGGCGTGCGTGACGGTCTGCCCCACGGCGAAGCCCGGTGTCGAGCCGCCGACGCCCTCCGCGTCGGTGATCACGTCCGAGCCGCTTTCGGTGATGCCCTGGAAAAGGATCGTCGTGCTGGAGCTCCACCCCTTCACCCTGAGCCCGCGCAGGTTTGCTGTCAGCCCGGTGCCGACATTGTAGAAGGTGACGGCCGAGGAAAAGCCCTCGATGACCTGATCGTTGGTCTGGAGATCGACGCGGTGGAAATTTCCTTCGACGTTGCCGCCGCGGCACGGGTTCGCGATGTCGATCGTGAAGTGCGCGGTGTTGCGGTCCTCGAGATTGTCTTCCTCGCGCCGCGAGGAGATATAGCGGTTGCGATTGCACTCGACCCAGAGCACGTAGCTGAAGAAAGTGCCGCCGGTATGGTTGCTGTCCAGCTCGTTGTCGTCGACCGTGCAGCGGCTGATCGAGCTGGTGCCGTAAATCTTGACGCCATGGCCTGCGGGCGTGGCCGGATCCCAGCCATTGTAGCTGAGCGAATTCTTGACGACGGTCCAGCCCTCGCCACCGAGATTGTCGATGCCGCTGCCGTAATTCTTCTCGATCCGGTTCTGCTCGACCTTCCAGTTCGACGCGCCGAGCCCCATGCGATTGCGGATGCCGTCGCCTGCGCATTGCCGAATTTCGAGGTGCTTCACATCGACATAGACGACGGCATAGCCGTCGGGATTGTCGTGCGTCGCCGGGTGCGTCTGCATGTAGATGCCGTGCGTGATCCCGTAGGTCGTCCCGTCGTCATGCCCGATGAAGAGGTTCTTGAACTTCGGGAACCACCAGCCCATCATCTCGATGCCTGCCGTGACAGTGCGACCCGGCACGGGCTTGATCGAGAGGTCGCGGATGCCTCCACCGAACTGGAAGCGATAGGCTTGCTCCGACGAGCCGTCGATATAAATGCCGCGCGCGTCGTCGAAATCACACCAGAGCGTCGTTACATCGCGCCCGGCGCCGCGCAGGTTGAGGCCGGGCTTGTTGCCGACGGTGTGGTAGATCGGATATTCGGTGGAACGGATGCCGCCGGCTTGCAAATGAATCGGCCGACCGCTCGCGGCTGCTGCATCGAACACTTTTTGCAACGTCAGCTTGTTGTCGGTGCCGCCGATACCCAAAGGCGAGTCGGCGACCACGCCGAAATCCGCCGCGTCGAGCGGAAAGAAGCCCATGAGCTTGGACTGGAGCGTGCGGGCGACGGCGCCGGCGAGAATGTTCAGCCAGCCGATCAGGCCGGGGCCGGAGGTCGCCGCGAGATCGATGCGCAGGCCCGCGTCGGCGCCGGTGCCCGAGGCGAAGACCGGCACGCCCTCGGCGTCGCGCGCGAGGAACTTGCCCGCGCCCGCGCCCGGCACCTCGCCGCCGTCCGGCACGACCGTATCGACCTTCGCCTTCAGATACTGGTCGCGGCGCGCGGCGAGATCGAGATGCGGATTGACGTCATCGGGGAAATAGGGACCGAAGCGCTGGAAGTCGCCCTCCTGCGCGAAGCTCGGATCCGAGACGATGTAGACCTCGCCGGTCAGCGTCGCGGTGACGGTGCCGCGCCCGTCGGCATCGCGCGCGAACGACCAGTCGTCGGTATCGACGACCACGCCGTCGAGATAGACAATAATCTGGTCGGCGCCCGCCGACTGGAACGTGACCGCGAATTCCTGGTCGACCGCGCCGGTGCCGGGATAGGGGCCGGAAGAGGTGTTGAGGGTCTCGGTGGTCATGCGTCTGGTTCAGCCAACTTTTCGAGGTCTAAAAAATAGCAAGAAAAAACCGTTACCTCGCCCCAAGCGACGATCCAAATGACTGGTTCGCTTTGCTCTTCTGGAAGGTCCATCTCATTCCTCCTCAGGCAGCCGTCCGCGAGTCACCCCGCTCCACCAATCGCGTACACCATCCGGGTCCGCATCGCCAGTCCGAACGTCCCACAGGAACCCGCCGGTCTTGCCGATCTGGTTGCCCGGCAGGCCGAACACATAGCCGACCGCGCTGCTCTCGGCCCGGATCGTCTCGCTGGTGATGTCCTCCTCGCCCTCGGCGACCTGCCGCCCTTCGCGCACTGCCCGGTCCACGGCGTTGTAGAGCGCCTCGACCGGCGTCTGCATCTCGGCATATTGGCCGATCAGGTGGCGTTCGGTGACGCTGGCCGCGTCGCGCGCGACCGGCACGCCCTGCCACAGCGCAAAGAACATATTGCGACTGAACCAGAGCGCGATGCTTTCCAGCGTCGTCTCGCCTTCCTCATCCTCCGGCCAGTCGCCATTCTGCAACGCGTCGCCGAGCGCGATGGCGAGCATCATCCAGACCTGCATCTGGATCGCCCCGCGCCAATTTCCCCGCTTCGCCAGTCGCACGCTCTTCCACTGCATGTTGAGCATGACGTTGAACGGCGTGTAGAACATCGTCCAGAAGCGCTGCGTCTCGTTGTTCGGCGACTGCCACGCCGACAAATCCTTCTCCCGGCCGGAACCCTGCGACTGCCTCACCATCTTGTCGCCATAAGCCGACGCCTCCTCGTCGGTCATGTCCTCGCCCAGCCCCTTGTGATAGGCGCCGAGCCAGGTCGGCAGCGCCACCGACCAACGGTCCATCCACGCGATATGCCAGAACGCCGCCGCCTGCGCGTTCCTGTACCAGCGCTTCGCCTTTCCAGCCTTGCCGCGTTCGAGGTTGAGCGTCTTGAAGAACTCGACCATCTCGCGATTGACCTCGCGCCCCCGGCGCTGCATTTCCGGGCTGCGCTGGTAGACGAAATCCTGCATCCCCTTCGGATTCCTGACCAGTTCCAGCAGTCCGAAACCAACCCATTTGGGACCGATCCGGCTCATCGACTGGCCGAGGCCGAGCGCCTGCGCCTGCATCGTCGAGTAGGAAAGGCCCATCACCGCGATGGACATGTTGACCCTGAAACCGCGCATCCAGCGATCGATCGCCGCCGAGCCGCGCTTATCGATGATGTTGCCGTTGATCTGCCGGCGCAGCCACGGCTTGACCTGCGCGAGATATTCCGGCCCCAGCCGCGTCTTGATCGCGCCCGCGACGGTCTGGTTGTCGATCGCCCTCAGCACGTCGCGCGCCCATGCGGCATAAGCGATCCGCGTCGTCACCCGGTCGACATGAGTGAACAGGATTTCCTCCAGCCTGTAGCTCATCGGACCGATCGCGTTGGTGCGCGCGATGGTGTGGCCCTTGGGCGTGCCGATGCCGGACTTGTAGCCGAACAGGTCATTGGCGGCGTCGGCCTCGTTGTTCGCGGCACGTTGCGAACGGTCGACATCGTAGACGGCCGGCCAGTAGCCGCCCTTGTAGGTGCCGAACGGAATCTCGATTTCCAGCGCCTCGACCGCTTCCGGAACGACGCCCGACATCTGACGTTCGCCCTCGACCGTGTGCGGCCAGAGCTTCGCGGCCTGGTCCCACAGCGCCTGTGCGAAGTCCCACGCCTCTTTGCGATTAAGGATTCGGACCAGCTCGGACTGGACGACCGGCGCTGGCCAGCGCTCGCCCTTCGTCATTTTCTCCAGGCTGGAGATATTGCCGGTATTGAGTGCAACCGCGATCCACTCCATACGGGTCATCGTCACCGGCTTGCCTCGACGCCCCCAAATCGGCGAGTCCTCCGGCGTGTCCAATTCGTTGACCACGTTCCATGTCAGCGAGCTGGTCGCCTTCTCCGCCAGCCAGCGCCGCATCTCCGGCGGCAGGCTGAAATAAATCTGCGCGATCGGTTCGAGGATCTCGGCCTTGAGCGCGTCACGCGTGTTGGCGTTCTCGGTCGCGCGCTTGACGAGCAGGTTGTTGAACGGGCCGTTCGGATCGTCGAGATCGAGTTCGTCGGCGATCTCCTCGATCTTGAGCCCGCCGACGCCGAGCGCGACCAGCGCGCGTTCCTTGTCGTCCGACGGGTTGTCGCCGAGCCTGCGTTCCGGCAGCGAGCGGATGTTGGCGACCGCGAGATCGCGCCACTCGTTGAAATCGCGCTCCTCTTTGCCGTCCTTCATATTCTGCTTGACCCGGCCGAGCGCGACCAGCGAGGAGACGGCGTCATCCAGTTCGAGCAGGGTATCGACGTCGACCCGGCTGTAATGCTCGCCGCGGTCGACAAGACGCGGCGGCACCAGCACCTCGAACCCCTCGGCCTGGCGCCGGACGGCCCATTTCTCGAAGCTGTCCTGCTCGTCGATCGACTTTTGCGAGCGCGTCCGGAAATCGAATCGTTCGAGCAGTTCGTGGATCCGGTCGAAATAATCCTGGTCGACCGAGCCCATCGCCTTGCGCTTGGCGTAGCGCTGCATCCTCCCCACGATCCGGTCGACCTGATCCGCCGCGATCTTGGCTTCGGCGAGCAGAGCATGGTTCAGGAGCTGCGCCTGCTTCTGCCTGAACGCCTCATCATGCTTCTCGGCGAGCAATGCTTCCTCGAACGCCCGCGCTGCCTTGTTGGTCGCGCGCAGGTAACGCTGGATTTGAGCGCGGCTGGCGACGTCGGCGACCCGGCCGGCGTTGATCGTGCGCCGCGCCCACTCCCGCGCGATCCGGTAGGGCGTAGGGCCTCCAGCCTGCGGCGTCAGCCTGCGAAGTTGGCGCAGCTCGCCCGAGAGAATTTCACCCTGCCGGTTCGAGTTGATCGCGGCGATGGCCTCTTCCTCGATGGAGCCGTCGGTCAGCGTGTCGCCGTGGCGCCCGGCCATGATCCGGTCGACCTCGGCCTCGACCATCACCTCACGCACACTGCGCAGTTCGCCTTCAGCCTTCATCGCGTCCTTGGCCTCGCGCAGCATAAGCAGCGCCTTGACCAGCGTATCTCCGGACGGAAAGCCGGTCATCTCGGCGACGACATCGCCGGTGACGCCATCGCCCTTGATGATCGGCAGTCCGCGCGGCAGGCGATCCAGCACATCCTCGCCGTACGTATCGATCAGCCAACCGGTATTGAACTTGACGTCGACCCGCTCGCCCTCTGGATCGGCGACGCGCTTGCCGGTGCGGAGCAGGTGCAAAGCGACGAACTCCGGCCGCGCGTCGATCCTGGCCTCGACCTCGCCGCGCACGTTCGCGCGCTCCTCCCGCCCGCGCTGGGTCTCGCGTCGGCGGATCGCCGCCATCGTCTTCGCGAGAAGCTCGTCATGCGCGACGTTTTTCGCATCGTCGATCGAGCGCTGATACGCTTCCCACTCGGCATCGGTCATCCGGACCTGCGCGCGGTCGGTGAAATGTGCCTCGGTCGAGCGGCTCGCCTCGATCGCCGCGTCGGTCGCCAGCATCCGGTCGAACACCTGCCGGATTTCCGGCGTGATCGGCGCTTTCAACGCGCGCACCGTGTTATAGATATCCTTGAGCCACTTCGCGAACTGCCTGAAGACGTTGCGCAGTTCGGCGCTCGGCGCCCTGCCTTCCATCGTGTAGCGCTCATAGCCTCGCGCGAACAATTCGTGCGCGGCCGTCGGGATTTTACCCTTCGTCACCGGCTGGCCGTTGTCGGCAAACCACTTCTCTATTCTGGCGACGTCCTCCTTCAGCACGTCCGGCGCGTTGGCGCTCGCCGCGTCCCTGAACATCTCCTCGAGAAAGACATGCCCGAGCTCGTGGACCAGGGTTGAATGGTTGGCGCTACCGAACAAAGTAATGATTGCACCCGGGTGTTCAACATAGAATTGAGTTTGTCCTCTTGCCTTTTTTTTACCTTCCTGTTTTAAAGTAAGATCAGAAAGCATTTTTATTTCTGGAGTATTAATTTGCTTAGACGCTTTCATCAAGCGCGCAGCATATCTAAAACTTGTTTCACCACTTTCTTTGGGTACTCCGAGTCTCTTCCCGATTTCATCTAGTTCAGCAACCCACTCCGGGCCAAAAACAGGAATGTGCCCCAATGGTAAAACCACATCTTCTGTTTCGGCTGGAATTGGTATCAATTCATTTGATCGAGGCTCGTCAATTAATGTTGTCTTCACTTCGTCAGAATATTCACCCCGAGCCGCCTTTCTGAACGTAATTGGATTGGCGATGTGGTAGTCCATCGCTGAAACGCCCAGCCGCGCGCCGGCGGTCTCGCGCCGCGCCGCGACGATCTGAGCGATGGCGTCGGCTTCCTGCTCGGTTCGTCCGATTTTCAACAGCGCCTGTCGCGTTTGCTGATAGACCTCGACCGCCGGCTTCATCGCCTCGCCGATGCTCTCGGCCTCTTTCGCGATCTCGGCGCCGCGGCCCTCCAACTCCTGGAAGAACGTCCTCGCCCGCTCGCGCGCTTCCCGGCCCGACATGCCGCCCGGCGACACGCGCACGTCCTCGCGCAGCGCCGCCCATGCCTGCGTGCCAGCGAGCCCGGCCGCCGCCTCGCCGAGCGGCACCACGAGATCGCCCTGCAACCGGACCGCCTCGACAAGCTCCTCGACATAAGGCTCGAAGAATTCCGTCTCGGCGCCTTCGCTCTGCAAATAGGTGCGGACCGCCTCAGCCGGGATGTAAAGGTTCTGGACCGGCGTGCCGTCGGCACGCTCATTGACGAAGGCGCTGAAGCTGTCGGGATCGAGCTGGCGAACCTGGCTTTGTCCTGCCTCTTCCATCAACCTGTCGAGAAAATCCTCGCCCATCGCGCCCGCGACCATTTCGTCGAGCGCCTCATCCTGCTGTCGCAGCCTCAGCGCGATGCCGTGCGCGCCGCCGATCACGCCCGTCATCGCGGCCGTGGCAATCGCCGTTTCCGCCGCTGCCTGCCCGCGCGTCGCAGCGTATTCTTCCCAGCTCATCCCGCCGGGCACCAGCACGTCGACCAGATCCTGCGTGTGCGTGGCAAGCTGCTCGCCGACCAGCTCCGCGCCGATGAAGTGCGTGAGAAAATCGCGAGCGCCCTGCCGGCCGAAACGACCGGTGAGCCAGCCGATCGGAATGCGCTCGGTCACATATTCGATCGCACCGGTCGCGGTGCCTCCTGCCAGCGCCTGATTGGGCGTGGCGCCGCGCGCGCGGAACCTCGAATAGGCGTCGAGCCCGCTTCCGCCGGCGAGAAGCGGAAGCACCGCTTCAGGCCCTGCCACGAAGGCGAGGCCAAGCGAAGCCAGGCTGCCGCCCGCCGAGAAGATGCCGCGGCCGAACGTGTTCATGTTGCGCGGCGTTATGCGCGCCTGGAACTCGTCGAGCGTTTCGCGCTCACGCCTGAAATAGTCCGCAGTTTCCTCACCTCGGCCGATCGCATCCATCGCATATTGCGCGCCGCCGAGAAGACCACCAGCCGCATAATTGAGCCCTGTCCCCAACATGCCGAGATAGGCCCGCGCGAACCGCGTTTCGCGGCCTTCCCCTGCCTGTTTTCGCCGCTCAGCCCATTCCTCCCCGACGATGCGCGCCCTGATCCGCGCGGCGATCTGCGCGAGTGGTTCCGTAGACGGCCTGCCTGAAAGCAGATCCGGCTGCGCAGAGCGCGTTCCCAAAGCCGCGCCGACATCAGCCTGCGTGTCGACTGGACGCGTGCCAATCCGCCGCGAGAAGTCGGCCCGCTCGGCGGATGTCCATGGATCGAGCAGGCTGCCGACCGCCGAGAGACGGTGCAGGTCGTTGCGCGCCAGCGCCCCATTGTCGGGCGAACTCAGCCAGCGCGCGAGCTGCAGATCGAGCGCGGTGACGGCCTCGACCTGCTGGCGCCGTGCCTGCGTCTCGACGACCTCCGGCTCGGCTTCGGCGACCGGCGCCGGGATGCCTGTAATCTTCGACAGCCTGAGCCCACGCGCCACATCCTCGGGCCGCCTGGTCTGCAACGCGTTCATTCGCGCCTGCGCCCGGTCGCTGTCCTCGAACATGCGGGAGTAGATGTCGTCCTGCATCAGCGTGCGTAAATCAACGAACGACGATATTCGAACGTGATCCTGTCAGGTGTCGGGTTCGGAACGCCGCGACGCGCCAGCTCCTCGCGAATACGCCGTTCGGCCTCAATCGGCACAGTGATCGTCACTCGCGCGCCCTGCTCACGCGCCTCCCGTGCCTCGTAGGCGGGCGCTTCCGTCGTCCTGCCGTTACGATGGACGTTCACGCGCAGCAGCTCAGAGCGTACCGCACCGTCCATCTCGACGTCGGTCAGGTCGCGCCCGAGCCTGCGCTGCTCGCGCTCGACGACGCGGCTGACCGACTCGCGAAGCTGCGAGAACCGACGACGATCCACATCGCGAGCACGTCGCCCTGTTCGAATATCGGCGCCGCTGTCCGGATCGCCGATCGCGCGCCGCATGGCGCTCTCGACCCGTCCGAGCTGCACGGCGACATTGCTCTCGCTGACGTCATTCCGCATCTCTCGTCGAATCGCATTTTGTTGACGTTGAAGCCGTCCTTGTGCTTCTCGACGAATTGGCAGCGCCCGCACATTGGTATTGAGAAAAATCTGCTGCTCCTCCGGCGTACCGTAGGCCAAATCGTCGACATCCAACTCTGCTTCATTCCATGCCTGCGGCTCGCTCGCCCGCGTATTCTCGCGAATCATGTTCCTGATCTGGAGTTGCAGGTTCGGACTGGCGTTGCCGAAGCTTGGGATTTGCGAAATGTCGGTCAGATTGTCGTCAAGCTGGGCGAGCCGAATCATGATCTGGCGATCGACTTCGTCCTGCGCGCGGCGAACCAGATTCTCCTCGCGCGCGGCGCGCTGGTCGATGCGCTGCAACACCGCCGCATATTGACGCGAGTTGAGCCCTCGCGTCGTCGCCACGCGACGCGCGACCCGATATTGCGCGGCCAGGTCGTTGCGCTGTGGCTCGTACGCTGGAAGATCGTCGCCGGTCCATGTGACCTGCTCCGGATTGAGCGCCCGCCCCTGTGCGTCTCGCACCGAGAAATCGACGTGGTTTCCGGTCGAGCGCCCGGTCGAGCCGACCGTGCCGATCACCGTGCCGGTCGTCACCTCCTGCCCTTCGCGCAGCGGGCTCGGCCCGCGCAGGTGGAGGTAGGTCGTCACATGGCCGTTCGGATGCCTGATCCGCACCATATAGCCGTTATTGCCCTGCTGCTGGCGCGGCGCCGAGGCGACGACGCCCGCGACCGGCGGATAGATCGGCGTGCCTGCGGGCGCGGCATAGTCGACCGCCTGTCGCCCCGACCGACGCCGGTGCGCAGCGCTGCCGTCGGTGACTCGCCCGACGCCTCGCGTCGGATCGTATTGCGTGCCGGAGACGCTGTGCGGCCGGTCTTCCGCCGGTGGCGCGGGTTCCGCGCCTTCGCCCCCGCGCACCGCCGCCTCGATCTCGCCAACCACGCCTTCGACGACGTCGTTATCGTATTGCGGCTGGATCGCGTTGAAGAGCAGAAGCTCCTGCTCCGCCACGATCTCGGCGGCATGCTCGCGGACGTAGGCCATGGCCTCGAGCCCGCCACCCGCTTCGTCGGCGCCGAGGATCGCCAGCGCCGTCTGCCGGTGCATGTTCGAGATTGCCGTGCGCGTCGCGATCTCAATTGCCGCCTCCGGCGCACCGCGCAGCCGCCTGCGCACGTTGGTCTCGATCGTCGCGCGCTCTGCCTGTACCGCTTCCGCATTACCGCGCATATCGACCGCGCGCTCGGTCGAAAGATCGATCGTCGCCTCGGCCTCGGCGTTCTCGGCGAGCCTGAGCTGCTGGTCCGAATGCTCGCGCATCCGCAGCCGGTCGTTCGCCACCGCCGTCTCGAAGCTGTCCTGGAACATGCGCCGGGCGAGCGGATCCTGCAAACTCTCGCCGATATCCTCACGCACGCTCTGGATTTCGCCCTCGGCCTGCTGCCGCGCGGTCTCTGCGTCGAGAAGTTGCGCCTGTCCGACACGGCTCCTGATCTCGCCGACACGCCTCAGCGCCTCGCTGCGCGCCCGCTGCGCCGCGGTCTGGGCGTAGCGGATGTTCAGCTCATTCTGCTGCTCGGCGAAATCCTGCCCCGTCCGGCCAAGTTCCGCGACCGCGCGCCCGACCGTCTGGCCGAGGTCAAACTCTGCGGCCTGCGCCCGCTGCCCCGGCATCGGGCGAAGCTCCTGCCGGTTCTCGACGACGGGATTGACGACGGCCATCAGATACCGGCCGAGCTACGCGCGCCGGACGCCCTCGATACCTGGCTCGCGGCGCCGAGGATCGTGCTGCCGGCGTTGATAAAGCCGCCGATCACCGCACCCCGGCCGCGCGAACGCGCCGCCCGGCCCTGCATCACATAGTTGGCGGCGTTGATCTCGTAGCCACGCATCTCGCGGATCGTGTTCTCGCCGATGATCGCACTGTCCTCGTAGCCGATCATCAGCGCATCGTCGATCAGCCCGGCCGCCGAGCCGAAATTGACGTCGACGCCGCTCGCTGCCTGCCGCGCGCTCTGCTCACCGAGCTGCTGCGACAACCGTCGGTAATGCCGCATCTGCTCGATCTCACCGCGCTCACGCGCATCGTCGCGGCTCCGGAGCTCCATGCCGCGATTGACCTCGGCGACGCGCTGCTCATATTTGCCCTGCGCGCTGGCCGCGAGCCCGCTATAAACCTGCCCCCCGGCGGCGACCAAAGCCGATGCGGCAGTCAACGCAGTCATCGTGATTGGATCGCACAAAGTTTCAGCTTCCTTTCACGACAATGAGTAGCGCACGAACGGACGCATCGGCTCGCCTTCAATAACATCGACCGCGCCGACCGCATAGCCCAGCCTTGCGAGCCAGCGAATCGCGCGATGATTTCGCGCATGGACGTGGTTTTCGAGGATCGGATAATGCCCGTGCAGCGCCTGCGTATAGCGCCAACCGAGCCGGACCAGCGTCTTCTGATGCCGCTCCGCCTCCTCGGTCATCAGCAACCAGGCACGACCGCGGCCTTCCAGCGTCGAGATCGGACAAGCGCCGAACATCGCCTCCGGCCGGCCGTCGACCGTCGCCGTCCACACGATCGAGCTTGCCGTCAGCCCAAGCCGCAACGCCTGCTTCGGCGTGTGCCCGGCCACGAAACATTCGAGCCGGTCGATCGCCCGCAACCGCCGGGCGATGGTGCCAACATGAAAAGGTCTTGCGGGAACGATCTCGATCATCTAAACAACCTCCATCGCTTGACCTCCATCGGCGATACCAAACTGACCCTCGCCGATTGCCATCGGCGAGGGTCTTTTTTCATCTCTCCTCTTCCGAAGTTACCACGTCGGCGAAGATCGCAACGACGTGCGCAGGCAGCGGCTGGCGCTGGCGAATGGTCAGCATCGCGCCGTCGCTCCAATGCCCTTCCTGCACCGCCCTGAAGTCGTACGCCTCCTCGACCGGCAGCAGCCACGGATCGTCGCCTTCGCGCTCGGGCAACGGGTCGAACTGCACACCGTCCACTGAAATCTCGAGCCCTCTGGTTTCCAGAGCGCGGACCACGACCTCGCCGATGCTCTGCCGGTCGACATGCTTGCCGCCGCCCAGCACGAACGGCAGCGTCTGGATAATGCCCTCATAGGGCAGGCCGGCGGTGACGACATTCGCCTCGTGCGGGATCGTCACCTGCCCGTTCGAGACGACCAGATCCTCAGCGACATAGCCGTCGTAAGTCGCCCAGACCGTCGCACCTTCGAGATGCCACAGCCCACCGATGACGTCAGTCGCGGTTTCGTAGACCTGCGTCACCGAGCAGTCGAGGTGGCACGCCGTCGCGATGTCGTCGATATGCGGCAGAGCGAGCCGCTCGTGAAAGCGTCGCTCGACACCGTCGATCGTCCGCGCGATCAGCGCGTAGAGCCGGTCGTTACCCTGCTCCTCGATCACCGCGACCTGCTGAACCGAGCCATCGATCTCCATCATCGTCCAGCCCCAGACCTGCTGCTCCTCTTCCCAGGTGAAGCAAAGCAGCACGCCGTTGTCGAGCGCCGCCCAGATGCACGAATAGGGCTCCTCCTGCGCCGCCCACGACACGATCCGCCGGGCCTTGAAAAAATGCGGGCTGAAGATCGAGACGTTGTTGCTGCGATACCCTTCGATCTCGAAAGTGAAGCCCAGCGCCCGCACCGTCGCCGTGTTGCGCGGCTGGTAGAAGAGCACGCTGTCGAACAGGATCGGGTCGAGCCGCGAGGCGCCGCGGCCGGTCTGCTTCTCCGGCACGATCGCGGCCGGCGTCATCGCGCCGCCGTCACCGCCCTTGATCGAGTAGACTCCGTTCGTGGTCAGCGCCATCAAATCTTGCTTGACCGAGGCGAGCTGATTGACCGAGTTGACCTTCTCCGAAACGAGCGCGAAAGAAAGCGCGTCGTCGGGCTTGGCCGGGCGCGAGACGTCCTGATTCTCGGGATCGGCCGACACGCTTCCCCAAACCGCGTTGGCTTTATTTCGTGTCCTCCCGAGCATCAGCCTTTGCTGGTGGAAGCCGACGACCGAGGGGTAATTGTCGGTGCTGCCGAACGGGTTGGTCGCTTTCGGCGGCGTGTCGCTCAGCACCGCCTGAAGGTTGCGGTCCTTGAAGCTCAGCGTCCCGGCCTCAGTGCTGCCGAGATAGCCCGGCGCCGCGTTGTCGCCCTTGTACACGGTGTAGAAGGCAGCAGCCGAGACTGCATCCCATGTGATCGTGTTGTAATTGCCTTGCAGCGAGAGATCGTTGGTCTCGGTATCGACCGCCGATGCGCGACTTTCCTGCCCGTTCGCGTCGGTCGCGGTGACATAATAGGAATAGGCCGTCGCAATGGCGCCGGTCGCGTTGGGTTGGGTCGCCGTTCCCGCGACGTTCGCCGGCGCCGCGATGATCGGGCCGAACGTCACCTCGGCGAAAGTCCAGTCGGTATGCCCCGCCCAGGTCAGCTTGTGGACCGGATAGTCGAGATGCGCGAAATAGGCGATGCTGGTCGACTGCACGAAATCTACCTCGGCGAGGTCGGCCGCGCGATAGGGGCTGTAGGCCAGATGCAGCCGGTGGAAGCCCATCAGGGAGTCTCGCCGACATAACCGCCGATGCCGCCTCCCGAGCCGCCTCCGCTGCCGATCGGAGGCGGCGGCGAGGGGGCGGGCGGAGGCGGAGGCGCGGGCGGCGCTGGCGCCGGAGGCGGAGGCGCGCCGCTGCGGTCGATCCCGGTGGAGCTGGTGAAAGCGGTCAGGCCCCGCGTGTCGATGTCGGTGCGAAGATGGCTGGCGTCGACGATCGCGAGCACCGTGCCGAAGCGCCCGTTCAATTCGGTCATGCCGGAAATGCCGTCGAGATAGAAGCGGTCGCCGACGCTGCACGCGTGAAAGGACACCTCGAGCACCGCCTGCGCCGCGCTGCTGATCGAGAGGATTTCAAGCCCCAGCGGCGAGGCGGGATCGTCCTCTTCCAGCATCATGCCGCCAAGCGCCAGCGGCCGGAAGCTGACGCCCATCATCGCGAGGACGTAGGCATATTCGATGCTGTTCTGGAACGGCACGTATCGGTTCGGCGTCTCGACGTCGTCGGCCTCGCCGACGAACCTGAAGCCGGGACGAAAGGCCATGCCGCCATATTTCTGGATGATGAAATTGCGCGCCCGCCTGACGCCGGCCTGATATTGCGGCGTGTCGATCCGACCGTAAAGCTCCGGCCCGAGCTCGCCTTTGCTCAGATTCGATATGACCTGCTTAGGCACCGACCGGACCCGGCGTCCAGTCCCAATTCCAGCCGTAAGGCATCGGATAATCGGCGCCGCGAACGAAATCGCGCTCGCTCGGCGTGTCGCCATAGCGCGGCCAACCGCTGTTGAGGTTCTGGGTGATGGCGATGTTGATCGCAGTCGTGGCCTGTTGGCGCAGCGCCTCCTCGCGCCTTTCCTTTTGAGTGACTGCGTAGCACATCGCGGCGGCGAGCGTCAGCTCGACGATATTTTCGAAGGTCGCATTGAACGCGGCCTCGGTGATGTCGTAGGAGACATAATCGAGACTGCCCGCCCAGCGACTGTAAAGGACGTCCCCCGCCTTCAGGAAAGCGGGCGCGCCATTCCACATGGCGAGCAGTCCAGAAAGCCCCTGGTAATAATTCATATTGCCCGAACCGCTGAGCGTCGCCAGACTGACCGGAAACGCGCAATCGACCGGAAGCTGGTAAGCGTAGAGCCACTCATTCCCCCGGTCGTTCGTGACCTCGGTCAGCGTGGCACGCGCCGTGGCGAGGTTCCAGTGATGCAGCTCGAGCAGCCGCGCCACCGTCGGCTTGTACCAGCGATAGCATTCGCGCGACGCCGCGCCCGCCGGAAGCGGCGGATCGACGCTGCTGATCGGCCCCTGTCTCAGCCGCGACAGTGCCCGATTGCAGAGCTTGACGTCGGACGGGTCGGGCCGGAAGGTCATGGCCTGCTTCTACGCGAGATCGTCGCGGGCGACAATCCTCCGGCTCAGTCCTCGCGGATCGGCCAGGCCTGAATCATCTTCACAGGAATGTCGCTGCCTTCGTCCGTCACCGTGATCGGGCCGTCGCGCACGCCGACAAGCTGCCCGTTGGCGGCGGTGATGATTTCGAAATGCGTGCCCGGCTCGCTCTGAAGAGTGCCGTTGACTCCGAACACGCATGGCCGGCATGTACCGTAGGTGCCGCCTTCGCCGAGACTCATCTCGACCAGAACGCGCGTGCCGGGCTGCACTTCCTCCAGCGACGTGCGGCTCTGATACTGGTTGGGATTACCGTTGAACTGGCTCTGGAAGCCGCTGATCAGCTCCTCGGCGGCCCATCCGGCATTGTCGTCGAACATGCAGTATCGAATGAGCGGTTGGCCGAGATTGAGGCTCGATACGTCGATCATGTCAGTCTCTCCTATGCGGCTTGCATCGTCGGGTTGCTCATCGTCACGTCGCTGGCGGTGTTGATGCGGAACTTGCTGACCTCGCCAGTCGCCGTGATCGTATCGGTAAGACCTGCGCCGGTCCCCTCGAACGAGGCCGAGCCGCGTATTTCGTTGGCAGCGCCGAGGAGGCGAAGTTGCAGCCAGTCGCTGTTCGCGCTCACGTCCACACCGACAACATAGTCCCCGGCGGGCAGGGAACCGCCCGCAAGCGTCTGCGTCAGGTGCTGGGTATTGCCTTCCGTCTCGGCCGTAAACACGCCCTCCCCGCCGATGATCTGAGGATCGACCGTTCCGCCCGTATGGCCCGGCAACCAGTTCGCCGTGCCGGGCATGTCCGTGTCGATCAGCAGCTCGACCGGCCCCTCGACCACATCCGTCACGGTGATCGTAATTGTCTGGTTGGTCGCGTTCAGCGCCGCGTCGGTCGCCGTCACTTGCACGATATAGGCGTTGTTCGTGTCGGCGTCGTCCGGCGTCTCGAAGTCCTTGGTCCCGTCCCCGGCCCAGCGCAATGCCGAGCCGTCGATCTCGAACCGGGCCGCGTCGGCGCCGCCGGTGATCGTCCACGTCACGCTCTCGTTCGCGGTCAGTGCGAAAGCGAGCGTCGCATTTTCCTCGCAATTGCCGGAGTCGGCGGACGTGATCGTCGGCGCGGTGACGTCCGCGGTCGTCGAAGTGAACGTATCCGAAACCCCGCCGATGGTCAGCACGGTGTTCGTCGCGGTCTGGCCGCTGCCCGAGGAGGTGTGCCGGACGGTGAAGCTGTCGCCCGGATAGGCCCTGCCCGCCGTCGCGGTATAGGCCCCGCCGTTCCGGCTGTACGTGCCGCCGGTGATCGAGACCGTCGTCGACTCGTTCGTGCCCTCCACCGTGATCGAGTTCGACGTCCTGACCGAGGACACCGGCACGTCGGTCTGGTCGGTAAAGCTGAACGCCGTCGGCGTGGTATCGACAGCCGCGCCCTCGCCCGCGTGACTGCCGAAATCGATGCCGATCCCGATGTCCATCAGGCCGCGCGCACGTCGAGCTTCTGCGAGAGTGTGCGGTCGAGCTTGATCGGAAGCTGGTCCGACGTCGCGCGCAGCTTCATGCTGTTCGGATCGGTCGTCGCGGCCTCGGTCTCAACGTCGGTATCGTTCAGCCGGATGTGCACGGCATCGCCGAAATTGCGGACCAGGATGAACTTGGTGTCGGCGCCGAACGCCTCGCTCAGCCCGGCGGCGGCGATCCGCTGGCGCGTGATCGGATCCCGCAGGATCGGCAGCCGGTCGCCGCCGGACGCGCCCATATCCGCGCATTCAAGAATCTCAAGCTCGATCGCCATGGTCTTTTCCTCATCCCTACCAAGTCGTCAGCGCGCCGCGCTTCCATGTATCGGTGGCGATGCAGACATAGAAGAAATCGCTGTCATATGCTACGGTCCCCGCCACGCCCGTCGAGCTTGCCGTGGCCGGCGCGGCGACGATGACCAGTCTGCCGTCGAGCGCGGCCTGCAACCCCGAGACCGTCGAGATCGCCTGCGTGCCGCTATGGTTGACGCGCGCCAGATGATAGGCGCTGTTCTGTCCTTCCAGCGTGTCGGTGTCGCCTCCCTCCGCGACCGCCGTCGCGCGGCGCGGCATGTCCTGCTGCACCTGCCTCTGCTCGGCGATGCGAAAATCTTCCTGTTGCCGGAGCATCGTCCTAGAGCGAAGCGCCCGAGAGCAGGAACGCCGCCGCGGCGCAAGCCAGGCCCGCGGCCGTGAACGTCTTCTCCTTCCACACGGCGACGCAAAACAGCACGAACGCCGCGATCAGGAGGAGAAGGCCGGGGTCGACGCGCATCAGGACGGCTGGCCGGTCGAAAGGCCGGCGGGATGAAAGTTCGCGCTCCAGATCAGGGCGGTGCTGACGAGGTTGAGCCCTCCGTTGAGCGCGGTCTGGAAGAAGTTTCCGACGACGAGACCGTCATTGCCGTTGTCGTCGTTCAGCGAAATATATTTGGTCGGCGGCGCGCCTTCGTTCTCGGCGAAGATGTTGCCCTCGATCAGCAGGTCGCGAAAGCGAATGTCCACCGAGCCGCCGCTTTCCTCGAACGCAGCCGCGCTCAGATTGCGGAACAGATTACGGCGGAACCGCGCCTGCGTCACCGCGCCGTAATCGGACGCCTTCAGGATCACGCCGTTGGTGCCCCAGGTGAACTCGCAATCCTCGACCAGCGCGTCGCCGGCGTCGCCGTGCGTGCCGGCCGTGATCTGGGCGTCGGTGCCGGGGCCGAGCGCAAGCTGGGTCAGCCCGCCCTCGAACTTGCACGACGTCGCCCGAAAGCGCGCGCCGGTGACGGTGAGCGCGACGGCGCTGGTCGCATCCTCCCCCGCCACGCCGAGGTTGTGTAGCGCGACGTCGTCGGCGTTGACAACCATTCCGCCGGCGTCCTCGGCCGACGGCTCGATGAAAGCGGCGCCGCGCCCGCCGAGACCGATCAAAACGATCTGGTTGAGCGCGGGCGGAATCGTCACCGTCTCGTCATACTGGCCGGGGGCGACCAGGAAAGCGTCGCCAGGCGAGCCCGCGTCGATCGCCGCCTGTAGCGTTCGATAGGCGCGATTGCCTGAACGTCGCGCGGCGTCGGATCCATTCGCGGTGTCGATATACCGGAAGACCCGACCCTGAAGCGCCAGGTTGACCGAGGGGTTCGATCCGAGCAGCGGGAGCATGCCGACCATGGGCGTCGTCCTTCCTTTGCGTTCAAGCGCTCGCGCGCTTGGCCTCGATGGCGGCACAAATCTCGGCCTTGGTATCGGCTGCGTCGATCTCGACGCCCTCGCGCTCGGCGATCTCGATCAGCCCGGCCTTGGTCGTGTCGAGATCGTCCTCGACCTCGTCCTCGAGCAGCGCCGCCGCGGTCTGCCGCGCCTTCATCTGCGTTTCCGCCGCCTGCAAAACGTCAACGGTCTCGCCGACCAGCACCGCGCCGGGGATGACATGCCCTTCGACCGTCTGCTTCGCGTCGGGCGGCACCTGCTGCGGCTGCTTCGGATTGGGGCCGGTTGGCGCCACCGCCGCCATCTCGACCACGGCGGGCGAACCGGCGAGCGTACCGACGTCGGCGAAATTGCGTTCCCGACCGGAAAGCTTGTCGGTATCGACCCAGACCGGAAAGCCCTTGGCGACCCACCGCCCGTCGATGAAGCTGGGATTGGTGGTGATCTTCTGGACGCGCGCCATGACGCAATCTCCTTGTTCCGGGTCAGAGGCCCGTGTTCATCTCGATCTCGGTCGACGGCCGCGGCGTCGAGGCGACGATGCCCGAGGTGACGGCGCCGGCCGTGACGTTGCCGACGATCACATACTGCATCCCGAGATACAGCTTGCTCGTGTCCGGGACACGCTGATCGAACAGCTCGGCACCAGCGACCGCATCGGCGACCGCAACGACCGGCCCTTCGGCCAGTACCGTCGGCGAGCCGAGATTGCCTGCCGCACTCTCGATGAGCTGCGCCTGGATCGACGTGCCGCCGACGAGGCTGGTGACGACGTTCGACACCATTCGCATCGGCCCGCCGCGGCCGGGGTTGCGGTTGGCGGTGAGCAAGTCGATCGAATCGGTCGACACGACCGTCGCGCCGTTGGCGATCACGCTCTGCGCGAGGGAGGGCCGTGCCTGTGCGTCCATGGTCATGCTGATAACTCCTTGTCTGCGCGATGCGTCATCCCGTGACCTGCTGTTCCGAGGTGTTGAGCGCGTCGGTGCGGCGCACCGGAATCTCGTCGAACATCATCACCTTCTTGCCGCTGATGCTGGACGGATCGCCCCACGACAGGTTGAGGTTGGCCTTGGCCTGAATCTGCCGGCGGAAGAACGTGCGCAGCGGACGCGGGATGTAGAAGGCGGCGCGCACGCCGTTGGTGCTCTCGATCAGCTCGACGGCCTGGATCATCAAATCCTGGATGTCGGGACCGGTGGCGGCATCGACCGTCAGCTCGGTCAGGTCGATATTGGCGATGCGCACGACATAGCGCCAGTCCTTGACCATCAGGCCGCAACGCCACAGCCAGTGATCCTCGAAGCCGACGAACGGATTGCCGTCGGCATCGTAGAGGGTCTTGCCGTTGTCCGAATTGGTCATATCCTCGTGGGAGAGGCCGGCCTGCGTGCCCTTCGGATAGATGCCGAACACCGTCTGCTTCGACCAGCCGACCAGCCAGATCGAACGCAGGTCCGAGCCGGTGCCGCCGGCGTCGATGATCTGCCCGGCGGCCTGGCTGAGCGTGTCGTCCATCGTGTTGAAGCGCGGCGCGAAGCCGGTGAATTCGAGCGGGTTGGTGGTCTGGTTGGCGTAGAAGAGCGAGCGCGCCATCTTGTTCGACATGCCCTGCATGTGCGGAATGGCTTCCTGCGTGCGATAGGCATCCTTGCCGCCGGGGTGGCGCAGCGCAAGCTCGCGATCGGCCTGGCTGAAGTCCTCGAGCAGCGCGCAGGTTTCCTCGATCGTGGACGAGCCTCCCTTGGTGCGCGGCACGCCGGCGTTGAAGGCGCGGAAGCTGGGCTCCGGCAGCGAAGTGCGCACCGCGTCCTTGTGGCCGTCGGTCGTGTTGCCCTCGACCATAACGTAATCTTCCAGCACCTCCTCGGCCTGGGTCAGCACCTCGGCGATCTTGTACGACTTGCCGTCGGGAGCAATGGTGTTGAGGATATCGAGAAGCGTGGGAACGCCGGATCCCTGGACAGCCATGGTTCAAATCTCCTTATTCGGCTTTCGTGCCGTAGAGGGCTTCGGTGAGTGATTTGGGTTTTTCCGATGGTCCGCTGCCGCGGTCGAAATCGTCTTCCTTGATCGCGCGGCCGACGGTGAAGGCGAAGCGCATCATCGACTCGCGATTGCCATATCCTGAAGCATCAAGCGCTTCGCGCAAACCAGGACCGCCGAAGCGGTCGAGCGCGCGCGCCGCGGTCGCGACGACGTCCTTGTAGGGCAGGCCGCCGTAAATCGGTTCGCCCTTGTCGTCCTTGAGCGCCTCGACGACCTTGCCGTCGGCGCCCTTGCCCCCGGAAATGGCGAGCCTGGTCTCGGCTTCCCAATCCTTGCGCTGCTGCGCGGCCTGCGTCTCGATGCTCTCGGTGACGCGCGCATCGAGCGCGGGCAGGATTTTCGTCGCATAGACCACGGCGAGCTTGGTCATGCCTGCATTCGACAAGTCGATTTCCTTGGCGACCGGCGTCAGCACGGCGAGCGCCTCGGTGTCGATCTTCGTGCCTTCGGGAAGCGCGGCGACGTCGATTTCGTAATCGCCTTCGGGCGCGCCGAGCAAGGCGTTGGGCTCCGGTTCAGGTTCGAGTTCGGGAGTCGGTTCGGGCGCAGGTTCCGGGGTCGGCTCGGGTGCAGGTTCCGGGGTCGGCTCGGGTGCAGGTTCCGGGGTCGGCTCCGTGCCGAGAATGGTCGCCTCGTCGTGATCTTCGGCCCGCATCAGCCGACCCATCGCGCGCTCACTCGACGTCGGGATCAGTCCCATAAAGCCAGAGGCCGGTGCCGGGTGGGTTGTCCGACTTGAATCCAAGAGGATCGTCGTCGATGCCGAGTTCACGTTGTCGATCGTATTTGCGTTTTGCATGTGGAGCCTCTTTCCGGGATTTCTGCTCCTCCGCCAGAATGATCGCCAAGGCAACCGGATCGAATTGTTCGATCGTGCGGAGAATGTCGTATCCCAGGCTCCTGCGTCCCTCGCCGTAGGGGAGGTAACGGCCGTCGGTGCCGTAGATGCCCGAGAACATATGTGCGGTTTCAAAGATTGTAAACAAAAATCTTTTGAACTCTGGCATCGCCCAGAGCTTTTCGAGATCGAATTGCGCGCGCTGAATGCGAGTGATGCCGCGCTGTTGCCGCGGTTTCAGGATTTCGCGATCATCCATGCAGGCGCAAGCCGATGGCGATTCCGCAAATCAGGAAAAGCGCGCACAGATAAATGATCGCGGCGATCAAGCGCGTGTCGATTTCACGATCAATCATACCGCCTCCTGCGCCAAGCCCAAAGCGTAGTCCAAAGCCGTTCTCGTCGGAATGTGCTCGTGATGCTCGATCAGCAGTCTTTTATCGTCTCTGTGCGCAAAAAATCCTGTAGGGTACACGCAAAGCTCGAACCCAAGGCTTTTGAACCTCGACGCATATTCGTCTTCCAGAACCAGACAATTCGGCATCCTCAAACCCTCATCAACTGATCGAGCATCGAACGATCTTCCGGCCCGACCTGCGTACGACTGAGCAGCTCAGCGCCCTGCGCCGCGTCGCGCAGCGCCGGCGCCGCTTCCTGCGTCGCCTTGGCCTGCGCCGCTTCCTGCGCGGCCTTCATCAGCCGTGCGACGACCTCGTCGGATCGAATGATCTTGGGCGTGGTGCCGGTGTTCTGGGCGAACTCGTCGATCGCCTGCTGCGCGTCGAACTTCAAGGCCGCTTCGGGAAAAGCTCCGACGAGAAAACCGACGAAGCGGGCGATGCGCTCGATCTGGCTGTTCGCCGCGGCCTTCTGCGCCTGCGCCAGGATCGAAACGAACTGGATGGCGACGCCGCTCTCACGCAATTCCGGAGGGGCCGGCGCAACCAGCCCGAGATTCTTGCGGATCGAGTGGACGCGGTCGATGTCGACCTCGAGCTTCTCGATATGGACGCGATCGACGACCGGGCCGAGCTGAGTCAGTTTCTCCTCATTGCGGTAAGCGAGTTCCTCCTGGTTGCGCGGCTGGATGCCCTCCATGTCGGTGATCGCCATCCACAGATCGGCGTAGAAAAGCTGGTTGACCCTCCGTGTCACGGCATCCCGGCCGCGCTCTATCGCAACCAGCACGTTCGGATCGGGACGAAGCGTGGGCTCCACTTTGCCCTGCATCTCGTTGACGAAGTTGAGGCTGCCCGGATCGACGCTGATCGGCGTCTGCTGCAATCCTGCCGGCACGTTCAGCGCCGGCTTGACGAGATTGCCTCTCGCTCGTCCATATTCCCGGCCCATCAGCTCCAGCTCGCGCAGATCGGGCAAAGCGTCGTAAGCCGGGCTCGCGTCGGAATAGACCTGCGCACCGGTCGTTTCCCAGCGCGGGCAGGAGAAGGGCTTCGAGTCGTACCCGGAAACGCGCAGCAGATCCTCGTCCTTCTTCGACGACACGCCCTCGTCCCACCAGATCGAGCGCCACGGCTTGTTGCCATAGTCCCAATAATCGCCGTCGCGATCCTTGTTCCACTCGATCAGGTGCATGCACGGCACCAGCATGTGCACGGCGCCGCGATTATAGGCGGCGCGAACCTGGTCGGAGAGTTTCCGCCACTCGAACGTCTCGACCATCTGAGCGACGGTCTTGGCCACGCGCCGGGCGACCGCGTTGACGCGCAGGCCGTCATCCTGCGCGATCCAGAATTCGAGCGCCTCCATCGGATGAGCGACCATCAGATAGCGCGAATGCTCGATCATGAAATTGCAGGCGTGGCCCATATGGCCGAGCTGGGCGTAGGCGACCTTGTTGGCGTCGTAATAATTGGTCCGGGCGAGGAAGGCGTAGATACCCTGCTGCTCTGCATAGAGCCACTCCTTGACCGGTCGGTATTGCGCGAGCTCCGAGTCGGGCGTGGTCAGCTCGAACCACGGCCGCGCGTTCGATGAAAGACCCGTCGCCATGCCGTTGACCAGTGTCCGCCCGGCGACGCGCCCGGCGGTGTCCTGCTTCGAAGTGTTGGCGCGCCGGGTAAGGCTGCCGGTGGTCATGTATTCGGAGCGGCTCGGCAGAGCGAGCCGGGCGATTTCCTTGAAATCCGGTTCGCTCGGCTTCCTCAGCGCCTTCATGCTGGTCAGCCGATGCTCGCAGCGCTCGCGAATCGTGAAGTCGCGGGGAGGCTCGAAATCGCGAGGCATCAACCGACACCCAAGGTCGAAGGTCCGGACACCGAAGGCAGACCGAGGTTCGGCAGCGTCATGGCCTGCGTCACCATCCGGCGCCGACGCTGGGCGGCGCGAACCGTCGGATCGCCGTTATCGGGCAGGCGCGCGGCCTGGCGCTCGGGCACCGACTCAATCTTGGGAACCTTGGGCGCGGAGACGCACACTGTCAGTTCAGGTCCCGTGGCAGAAGGATCTTGCCCTTCTTCTCGAACGCGCCGGCCGCGAGCAGGTCGGCGCGCATCTCAGCCTGCCGCTTTTGCGTGCCCGCAGCGAGTTCTCCAAAGCGCTTGAGCAGCTTGGCGAGCCGTTCGACCTCGGCCTGCAAATCCTCATATTCGCCACGGGTGACATTCGTGTGGCGGCGCCGTAAAAGCTCTTTCTGCCGCGCCGCGAATTCCGGAGTGAAAGGCGGCGGTTCGTCATCCTGTTTCGGAAAAACGGTCGACCCCTCCAGCGGCGACTCGATTTTCGGAATGTCGTAATCTGTGCGCATCACCGCTGCTCCTCCAATTCGCGAAGCCGATCGTCCTCGTAGCTCGACGTTCGCGCGGGCATACCCGCTATCCCGCCGATTGTCACGACGCGTTTCGGGGTGTTCACGTTGGCGTAGATGCACGCCTCGCCCTTGTCGGGGCTGCGCCCGATCCGCTTCTTGATGTCTCGCTTGTCCTCGATCTGAATGCCGTTCGAGCCCAGCTTCCATCGCGTCGCGGTCAAGTCGGCAAGCAGTTCCGGATCCGGAGGCAGGGCAAGCGCCTGATCGTCGGGCAGCATCGGATCGAGCGCCTCCATCATTCGCCAGTGCAATTTCGCACGCAAATTGACGAAGCGCATCATTGTCGTCTTTGTCAGCCCGAATGCCGCAGCAGTGCCGTTCAGCGAGACGACGTGGACGTGGTTTTCTTGCAGGAAGTCGAGCACGCTGGCGCCGATCGCGGCGACGTCGAGCTGTACCGGAGCGCCGTCGCGGCGATGGATGATGACCTGCCCGGCGGCGAGGTTGCCGGTGTTGACGTCGACGCCCGGCAGCGCGATCTGGGTGTCGAAGAAGGTGCCGTGGCGCGGCGAGATCACCATCTTGTCCTTGCCGATCATCCCCGTGGTGCCGCCCATGTTGCCGCCGCGGGCCGCGTCGACGCCGAGCGCGTCCATCGGCCCCTTGACGAAATCGGCCTTCGACGTGCGCTCGACCCAGCGCGCCTGTGCCGCCTCGACCCAGGCGGTCGGGATCACCTGCCACTCGTCATCCTCGACGCCGGCGAGGAAGTCGCCCTCGAGCATCTGGCTGCGCAGCGGCTCGGGCATGTTCTGGAGGATGCCGATATAGCCGGTCGCCACGTAATAGGGATTGTCCGTCACCTTGGCGGTGATGAAGGTCCGGCTCTTGGGCCGTTTGATCAGGGTCAGCCGAGCGCCGGTATAAGCCCCTGGATCGAAGTCGTAGTCGAAGCTACCGTCCTCGCGCACGACGAAGCGACGGCCGTCGGGCACCTCGAAATCGGGATCGTCGCCGATCGTGGTGAACCAGCGCAATTCGCCCTCGCTGGCCGGACGCGGATGGGTCTTGTCGAGCCATGGCGCGAAAAAGCGGATCACCCAGCGCCCTTCCGCCGTGGTCGGCGGGTTGAAGGTCAGCAGCACGCGACAGCGCTCGTCAGGGTCGTCGCTACGGCACCAGCCCATCGTGTAGCGCACGTCCGATTCGCGCATCTGCGTCGCTTCGTCATAGGCTTTCAGCGAGTGGTCGCGTCCCTGCCACTTCTCGTGGTCCGACGGGTCCTCTAGTCCGCCGAACTCAATCAGCCGGCCTTCATGTTTCCACTCGCTGTTCTGGCTCGAATAACCGTCCGAATTGCCGAGGATCTTGGCGAAATCCTGCACGAACTTGCGGGTCTGGTTCTTGTGCTGGCGGAAGATCACGCTGCGCATATGCTCGGTCAACGCCAATCCGGTGATCAACCAGCTCTTGCCTCCGCCGGCGGCGCCGCCATAGCCGATGATGTCGGCTTCGGAGGTCGCCGCGACATATTGAGGGCCGGGGGTCGGATAGAAGAGTCGCTTGTCGCGGGCAAGCAGATCGACGAGCTCGGCGCGCTCTGCCTCGGTCATGTACGGGGCGAGTGCCTCGTAGGAGAGGGCCTGGGCGGCTTTGGTCATCGCTAAACCAACGGCTCGCCGGTTATTTCGCAATACGCCCGACGAGCGCGCGCCCACGCTCCTACGAAACTTTTGACCGATACGGTCTGTGGTTTGGCATAAAAGCCGGCGGTCTTTGCCTCCAATTCATCCGCCTTGTCGCGTAGTTCGTCTCTGCGGGATTGTCCTTTCGGAGAGGCAGCGACAGCTCGCATCCTCTCCCAAAGCGGCGGTTGATCTTGTTTCATCGATGCTCGGTGTAGCGCGCTTTGCTTCTCGTGAAAAGAGGACGCGACGGGCAGGGGGAAGCCTTTCGCGTCCTCTCTCCGTGCGATCCGGGAGGGTGGACCGCCTTCTACCAGTTGCGGGCCGGGCGCTGCTCCGGCGAAGCACGGCTGGATTCGAACCAGCAGTTTCGTGTGGCAGTCCTGCGTCAGCAATGCCCGCCTGAACCTATCGCCAGCGGCGTCGATACCCACGACTCATGCCGCCTTATTCCGTCGAATTGCGCGTCTGCTTTCCGCGCCGCCGTAACCAGATAGTGAAGTGCTTACTTGTTTCGGCGACGATATGCAAGACGGATTTTCTAGAGACTCGTTTCAGGTTGAAAGACCGGGGAGGGGGTTCTTGGGAATGACACGCAACTCTCCCTGAGAGCAGGGTTGCAGGGAGTCTAGAATTCTTGGGTTTTCGTGTCAACTGAAATCGAAATTTGTAGACGTGCTGTTTCCCCACAAACCACCGGGGAGGGGGACCCCCGAAGTCGCCTCACGGCGACCCCCATGCCTCAATCTTCCAGCAATCCCTCCCCGTCGCGCCGGCGCTGCGCCGCGAGCATGATGGTCTGCACCCTGGCGTCTATAACGAGGGGCGAGGGTGGCGGCAGCGGTTCGCCGCCCGAGGTGACGTCCAGCTTGTCGCCATACTTACGCGGCGCGATCATTTGTGCGTATTTGAAGCGCGACTCCACGCGCAGCTTGGAGCGCTGGATGGCCTCTCCGTCGATACGGGCAATCGGCTTGCCGGCCTTGTCGTGATCGATGTACGCATCGCCGTTGGCGGTGTCGGCAATCTCGATCACCTCGCTGAGAAGGGCCTCGACACCGGCTTCGCGCGCCTGAGTAACTCTGTCTGCCAGAGTGCTTTGTTTCTGGACCCATTTCCAGAAGGTGTCTCCCGTCGGCATTCCCTTATCTTCCGACAGCACACGCGACAACGCGCGGCCCGCAGCAATTTGGCCGCAAACATATTCGATAATGTTTTCAACCTCTTCGCTACTATAACTGTGCGCCGAGCTGTGCCGAGTAACCATAGGCCGAAAAAATAGGCGTGCGCACGCGGCCTGTCAAATATCAATCCTCGAGCAGGCGCTCACCCTCTTTGAGCCGCAGCGCCTCCAGGCCAAATCGGCTCAGCCCTTGCAGCGCTGTATGCCGCGACGGCACTGCATAGCCAAATTCGTTTCGCTCCATGCGCTTCACCGCGGCGCTGCGCTGCCGAGCTCGCTTGCGGCTTCGCACCGGGATGCAAATCACCCACCAACCATAGCCGTTATCACCTTCCTCCTTCTTGAAATCCTTTCCCGTGTTGCGCCGTGCCAGGCTCATGCTTTGCGTCAGCCGGCGCCGCTGCACGTCGATACCGCCGCTGTCCGGCGCCAGAGGCCAGAAAAACCGATCGCCGGGGATCATCGCGACATAAGGACATTTCGTGCGCCGTCGCCGTTGTGGAGGCGTCTCAGATCCGTTCAGCGGAAGCGCCAACGCCTTCGGCAGCTTCTTCAATCGCGGCCTGCCGACATGCCTGAACAACCTGCCCATGTCTATCTCCTTGATTCAAATCATTTGTTCCAACAGCATCGAACCAGAACACTTTCTCCTACCCCTCATCTCCTTGAAAAACAAGGCTTGTACGCCTTGTGATGGTTTAATCCTCGATTCCCTATGTGTACATACGATTCATGTGTGTATCACACTCACAACACACTTTCTCTTTTTCCTATCTGCCTTTATGTAAATTAAACTATACCAAAGAGAACAAATGTTGTTTTTCAGAGACTTAAAACTGTTCTGGACCGTTTTACACATGATGCTTTTTGAACAAATGTTGTTTTTCAATCAGATAGCAGACCAAAACACCTGCGGCGCAGCCGGAGAATCAAAAGCCGCGAAAAAAGTCCTTGACGCCAGCGTGGCGTCACTGTAGAGAGTGATTCGTAACCCGAGGAGACTGAAAATGCCACGCAGCACGCTCATCGAAAAACTCCTGTTTTATGCTCTCGTAGTTTTGATGCTGGCGCCGATTCTTTTCGCGCCAGTTATGTTCGCTCCGGCAATGTGACACTGACCTTCCCTGTCCGCGCGTCACCACAGACGCGCGGATCAGGATAAGGCCAGAGGAGATTGGAAAATGTTTACTCAAGACTTTGATCCGCGCGACTTGGTAATCGCTAAGCAGAATGGCGCACTCACCGATCTTACCCCTGGTGAGCGGGTGACCGACGGCGAAGGTGAGCGAGCGGAGTTTGTCAGCTATGGTGAGCGAGCGCCGATTTACGTCAACCTTCGCTATCGCGGTACCTACACCAATCTGCGCATCCCTAATTCCGAACTGCGGAGGGTCTAAGCGATGACCGCGACTAGCGCTGAACAACGGCTCAACGAAGTCTTCTACGCCCGGAATTCCTACAACAACACTGTGATAGAACACGGACGCTCCCCAACGCGGCGAGGCGAGCGCGATATACGCTGGGCGCGCCGGCGGCTGGAAAAGGCGCTTTGGGAGGTTCGTGAGGAAATCGCCCTTATGAGCCCGGCGAGCGATGGCACCGATCCTATCGGGAGGCCGTATAAGCGCCGCGCTCGGCTTCATGGGAGGCTTACGTGACTCCCGCAACCTTCACCACGCTCCGCCAGGCGATCGGCCCGCAGCGCCATGCCGCGCGCATTCTCGGCATCGGCTTTCGCACGTTGCAGCGGCTCGAGGCCGGCGAGCTCGGCGATCCGCTGCCGCTGAAATACGCGAACTTGATCCGCGGCGCTTTGGCCGCATAATCCCGAGGAGACTGAGACAATGAAAACCATCAACCCGCACGACGTCTGCCAGGGCTGTCATGGCACGGGCCGCGTCGACTGGACCACGCCACCACATCGCGGCGATCCGCGTTACGCCTATCGCTGTTCCTGCGAAGGCACGGGCAAGGAAAGCGTGCGCCTCGCACATCGCTGATCGGAAAGGAGACTGAGACAATGAAACATTTCGTATTGATCGCCGCGGCCGTCTTCAGCGTCGAAGGCGCGTATCTGAGCATGACCGGTTGCGCCGCGGCGCCCGGCTATCGCACGCCCCCTGATCCCGCGCAGCTCTGGATATGGCCGGACAGGGCCGAGGCCGAGCGCTGGCGGCGCGAACATCCGAGCCCACGGCTTTGCGTCCGGCGCGTGCCGGACGGCTACGCCACGGCGCGTTGCTGACACTTTCAACCCTGGGAGACTGAGAAATGCCTACTTGCGATTTGGTACAAAGCGGAAAGCCTCGCATTTGCGGGTTTTGCGAAAGCCATGCCGCCATCATCGAAAATACAGAAATAACGCTCCGTTACGAATGCCCTGATTGCGGCGCGATCGAAACGATCACAAAGACGCGACCGGTGCCGGGCAAGCTCGGCGCTTTCTATCCGGGCTGGTATCACGGCTGGAAGCGCCCGGATGGGGCGAAGCTACGCTCCCCAACGGTCGGAGAGATGAACCGCGGTGACTTTAACTGGCAACCTGACTGATTCGACCTTGCCGGCGCCAGCCCCAAGGCGCCGGCACAGCCGCATCAGCGGAAAACCGAGGAGACTGGAAATGCTGAACGCAGCGAACGTATCGAACAAACCGCTCGCATATGAGTCCTCCATCGTCGCTAAGCTGGCCGAGGAGGGTTGGCAAGGTGACGTGAAATGCTTGCGCTGGCTCGCCGAGAGAGGCGAGGAGCTTCGCCAGCGGTGGGAGAATGAGTGCTCCTATGCGTGGGCGGGCAATTCTCCGGCCTATCGCTCGCGCACCGCGCTCCTGGAAAAGGGCATCCTGATCGAGGCAGAGCGCATGGGCCTCTCTTTGTATTTGCAAGGCGATTGCCGCGGCGCGCCTATCTATGTGCGGGCCGCGCCCTTGCCGATCAGCGACAGCGATTATCCGAGTGTCGCGCAGTGCCTGTATTTCGAGCGCGAGGAGTCGACGTCATGAACCAGGAGCCGCAGGATATCCCGTTCTACCCGGACTGGCTCCATCGCGAGCTTCCGTCGGAGCATCACAAGACCTGGTGCATCGCCCATCGCCTGACAGACCGGCTGCGCGCCCGAGGCCACACGCTGGCGATCACGCCGGCGCGCAACAGGAAGATGCAGGAAGCACACGCAGCCGAGGTTCGCGCTGCGGTGCGCAATCGATTGATCCGGGCGGCGATAAAGGCGCTCATGCGCCTCGATCACGAACACAGACCGCATGGCGCTGCAATCGTCGACGCGATCCTCGCCGATCCCGCGATTGCGATCCTGGTCGACCATCACGATCGGAGAAAGCCATGACGCGACCGGAAATCGCCGTGAGGCTCAGCCGCGAGGATCTGGAGCTGGCGGTGCAGGCGCTGGGCGTGCTGATCGCGCCGGCGGCCGCGGCATTGCAGGCCCGGCTTCGCGCACGGCTGAATGAACTCGAAATGGAGGAATGAACGATGTCAGACTACTCAATTTCACTGGCGCGCTATGCGAAGGGGAAGCTGATTGTGAGCCCGACGCGGGACGGTACCGGCTACAAGACCAGGGCGGCACGATTGATCGGCGACGGCCTTAACTGCCGTTGGGTCCACCGGGGCAGCGGCTATGTCGCTAGCCCTACGCAGGTAAAGAAATTCGAGAAGCTCTATGCCGCCGGTTTCAGTGCCTGCGTCATGACGGGCAAAATTTACCATCCAGAACGCCCCGAGATCGACGGGCTGACTGTCGCCGAAGCGCTTCGTCTTTGCGAGTGAATCGATCCGAACCTATCAAGGCAAGGGGCGATTGACACTGTGAACCTGTTGCTTTACAGAGCAGAATTGAACCGAGAGGACTGAAAAGATGATGGACGAACTCCGCCGCCTGATCTCCGCAAAGCTGATCCATTGGGCGCTTGCCATCCTGCCCGATCACGATGCGATTACAGCACGGGAATGGCTCAGGGGTATCGTCCGCGGTTCGGAGGGGAAATAGCTATGTCGCGAGCAGAGTTGGAAACGCTGGCCGAGCGGTGCGAAGCTGCGAACGGGCCTGATCGGCGACTGGATACTCTTGTCGAGATCGCGGTGCACCCGGATAAGCCATGGATAATCGACCATGAACCGGGCCGTTTCCCCCGGAAGCCGATCTACGGCACGTTCAGCGATCTTCGCGAATGGGCCGAGGATGAGACGTTGGAGCCGCCAGAAATCTCGGCTCCTCGCTACACCGCCTCCGTTGACTCGGCAATGTTGCTGGTGCCAGAAGGGTGCCATTGGTCGGTGGGTTTCGGAGCAGTACCTGGCTCTGATAAGCCGCTCGCTTTCGCCGGAGTGAGTGGGTCTGGCGGTGGCGGTGTACTCAATATGGCAGTCGCCCCTCAAGGCCTTATAGCCCTCGCTCTCACAGCCGCCTGCCTCCGCGCTCTCGCCGCAAGGGAGAATGACGATGGATGACCTCATAACAGACTCAGACACCAATATGGAAGAAAGAGCACGTGAGATTTTGGCTACGGCTTTCGAGGCGACTGACTTTGAAACCATGCCTGCGACCGTCCGAACATGCCCGTTCGAACACCTGTCGCAAATCGTTCAGGTCTCCATCCGCGCCATCATCGCAGCCCTAACCCCCGCAGAGCCAGGAGAGGGTACGCAGCTACGGTCTCTAATCGAAGGCCAAAGACATTCTGCGATGCTCACTGCCGACATCATGCAAAACTGTGGCCCGGAGTATTGTTTTGATGCTGGATGGGACGCAGCAGTGGCAGCTATAGCAGCCCTAATCCCCAATGTCCCGCCAGCCCCAACAGAGGAAGACAAGGCGTGGCCTCCTAACTTGGCTAGGATGTTTGCCAAGGGCAGTGACGGCAGCTCAGCCCCAACAGAGGGGGATGTGGAAGTCACGCAGGCTGATCGTGATGAGGCCGCAAAACTGCTCCATTGGCTTGGCTTGGGCCGCACGACTGGCCATAAGCAGCATTATGCAGCTATGGTCAAGGACGGCTATGAAGATAAAGACGAAGCTGTCCAAACCTTCGCCCGCCACCGCCGCGCCGCAACCGCACGATCTGTTCCAACAGAGAAGGATGTGGAACGGGTGGCAGGCTCCGGGCTCGGCGATCGGATTTCCCAAGCGGAGGGAGCGGCCAGACTGGCAGCCTATGCAGATGGCTGCGCTGTTGGTCGTGAGGCTGGGCGCAAAGAGGCCGCAGCCCAACAGGTGATGAGCGATGCGGAAATGCAGCGCCTGGCATTCCAAATCGCGGATGCGGTCGCGCCGTCCGAAGATCAGTACGAGCGCGATGTGGTGAATATGATAGCCTATCGAGGCGCAGTAACAGCATTGCGCCGCACTCAGCCTGCCCCGGCCCAACAGCCCGTGATGCCCGAGGAAGTGCGGGAGGCGCTGCGAGCAGATTTGCGGGAGATCGCGCTGAAGTCCGGCGGGCAAATCTATGCAATAGCACAACGCGCGCTCGAACGCCTCTCGTCTCAGCCCGACCAAATCCCGCCAGCCAAGACCTACGAGGATGGAATACGGAGCTGTTCGACAAGGATTGCCGCGTACGCCGCTCACTTCCGACGCCTGTCGGAGAAGGGCGGGCAGGACGCTGCCAAGAGCCGCATCAAAGCCGACACCGCCAAAAAGCTCGCGGGGGAAGTTCTCTCCCTTCTCCCCCCGGATCAAGAAGGAGCAGAGGCGATATCCAACGGCGAGCCGATGGGCTTCTGTGACAAATGCACTCGCTACTCGCCTCTGTCTGATGGCCTGTGTCCAGGGTGTCGGCCCAAGCCCCCAATCTCATCTACAGGGAGTTGATCGCATGACGCGCAAAGACAGGGAGCTCGCGATTGAAGCGGCAAGAGAGTTAGAACGACTTGGCAACGTGGCCCGCTCAGTTGCAGAGAGCGTTCCATTAATCGTATCACCTGACAGGAAGCATCTTCACAGGCTTACCTATGATGTCGAGGCTGATCGCTTGCTTTGCTGGGCGAAAGCTGTTCGGGCCTGTGCAGAGCGCGTCGATGTACTCGACGACGACTGGCAAGATCACTGCGGGGACAAGAGCTGCGACATCTGCGGAGAACCGCCTGAGAATAAGGACCACTTATGACCAACCCCACCAAAGCGGACGCCCACGATCTCGCGAGGATCAAGGAATTGCTGGCGAGGCTAAAAACCAGCGCGGCAGCTTTTCGTGAAAACCCCGTATACGACTCCGAGGGAGACGACGTTTACCTAACCGTCCAAGCCGATGAGCTTGATGGAGCCGCCGTCATGATCCTCGAACAAGCGGAGAGGATAGAGAGGCTGGAGGGGGCGCTGCGAACCATCGTGCGGGAGGATGACCAAATGGCCGCATGGTGCCGTGGTGTCGCCCGCGCCGCTCTCGCCGATGAGCCGAGCGACCGAGGATCTTGACATCAGGGCAAGGGCTCGGCTAAGCACCGCATCGGATCGCGCCGCCCGCAGGCCGG